GCTGCATATTCAGGATTACGAAGTGGACGCCATGCTGGGCCCATTTTCATCTCGATATTCTATAGTATTAACCGAGATACCAATCTGTACAAGGAACAACAAGGTGTTTTCAAGTTCATAATCCGGGAAACTACAGAATTTCACGCCCTCTTGCAGATGTACTGGGAGATTCAGCACTGCCCCCAGTTGAATAGCATCATCTTCATAAGCCTCAAAATGAGATTGAATATGAAATAATACTAAACCATGTGCGTACTCACTCTTATAGAACTTATACGCTTCAATGTACAGATTGTCCATAATTTATAATTTTATTTGTTTAGAAATACACTTATCGCATATACCATCGTTACGCATGTATTTGACTTTCGATAACTGAAGTCCACATTGTCTACAATAATATACGCGCTTGGGTTTAACTTTTATCGCATATAAAATTTTACGTTTATTGACATCATATATACCAGAAAGTTTTTCAAGTATCTGGTTATGTGTGAATTTGTTTGTTTTCATCAATTTCCAATAATCATATCGGATTAACTTATCTCTTGCTTCTTTCTGATTCAACAAGCCATTGTCTCTCAATACAATAATATAAGGATATGGAATATTGGTTATATCCGAAATCTTTTGAGCATACAAGTCATAAATCTGTGCATCACTCATTTCTTTATCACTATTTTAGTTTGAAGGATTATAGATTTGGAGTCTTCAATATCGCGTATAAGATTGAATGAATCTTCCAATAGGGCCAACATAACACGATTACTTTCTTCATGTGTCATATTTTCCCAGTCAATTTCTAATTGTTTAGCTATTTCTTTCGCTAGCTCATAAAACTTATTTGTCTTCGGAATATCCGTGACATCATATATTTCGTTTTGCTTTTGACCGAACAATAAACGGCTTAACTCATAATAACGAAAAAACGCCTCCAAAGTCTTCTTCTTATCTGGAGGCGCAATAGATAATTTGTTTTTTGTCATATTTATAAATGATTATATACGATTATCAACGATTTATGTAATTTTGCAACCAACATGGTAAGATTAGTCATGTTGGTTGCCCTTTTAGTAGCAAACCTTGTCGATGCACCTGGAATATCATGGATCAATTATGCTATTCTGGTTTATGATATTATTTCAGCCGCCATCGCAAGGTTTGCAGGACTAACCAAAAGGAGTCAGAAAGACTCTGCAAATTGATGAATTTTATCTGTATGGCTGGAGAACATATCTCCGGCCTTTTTAAGTAATAGTTGAAACTGGATGGGATTAGTTTAGAAAACCAAGTACATTTTTGGAAAATTAATTAGCTACAATTGTATTCAATTATCAATGATTTGCTATATTTGTATCCAAAATTATCAATATCATGGATTCAACTAACTTAGCAATATACAATAGATTTACATCACTTGTACTTAGACGTTTAGGAATAAATGGGACTCCATACGAAATCCAACAAATAGGATTGGCATGTCAATCAATTATAAAAGACAATCCTATAATAATAAACGAAAAAGGAGAAATTCACGAAGAGATTATACTTGCTGGAGTCATTAAGGCTAGAAATTTAATCAGAAATCCAAATCAACAGCTATAAAATTCCTGATTTATATCGGCTAACAGTTCTTTTGTTCTTTGGGTCAACTTTTCAACAAGTTGGTCTTGGGTTTCTTTGTCTCCAACCACTACCAGATGATCTATCAAACTGTGTAAATTAACATTCATTACTTTATGCTTCGCATCATCTTTTTTTAATCTTGATAACACATCGTACAAGTCTTCTAATGTTGCATTATCATTAAGAATAAGTCCATTCAGTTCTTCAGCATATCTTTCAGAATAAGCAAATTCTAAAGCAATCAATAATTTCTTTTTCATTAAATCTGTTACTTCCATATTCTTTATCGTTTTCTATAGAATAGGAAAGATGGAAAAAGAATGGTTATGAGAATGGTACTGAAATTATAAATCAAACTAATGTCAACAGGGGAAAGCCCCCTGTTGAACGATTGTGTTATTGAGTTATGTAATCAGATAAATTGCCATCAAGATAATCTTCATCGCTACCATTATCATAGCGATAATTAATCCATGCATTATGAAGTAATTTATTAATCTCATCGACTCGCTTCTGAGTAATTCTACTGCCACCATAGTACTCTAATATATCTTTTGTTATATCAATATACATATTTTTTTCTATACGATTATGAGGACTGTCATATAAATTCGCTAATACATAGCTTTTCTTACATGGGTGTACATCACTCCTCCAGTGATCAGAAGCTGATTCTTTCTCTGGTCTCTCCCAACGAACATGTTTAACTTTTCCTTTCATAACTAAATCAATTTATTTAGCAAAGGTAGTAATTTATTTTTAGTTATAAACATGTTACTGTATTTATTCTAATAGAAATAGTTACAAAAACTCATTATATGTATCAATAACAATTTTCAGTAATTCCATTGATTTCCCCAACGATCCATACGCATCATTAATTACGTTATAACTTGCCTTTAACGTCTTTAGTTCACTCTCGGAATAAGGGTATGTTATAACCTTAATTAAGTATAATGTTTTCTTAGCTTCAATGAGTTCAGAAATTGATTGTTTCTTACGTTGGCATGTTTCATAATATTGTTGATACGCATCACCTAATTTGGAATTAAAATTTCGATTATAGAGGTCTAATTGAATTGCGATAGATTTGGTGTACACCTCGTTTGCAAACATTGTTATGTCGGAATTAAGTGTATTTAATTCATAAGTCAATTTAAGGTATGACAATTCATGTTCAAGAGAATCGACTCTCTGGACAAGTGTTTGTATTTCCTTTTGTGAATCATTAGATTGTGCATGGACTGAAGAAAAAGAAAGCACAAATACAAGAGAGCATAAAAATTTATTCATATAAATATGTGTGTTAAAAGTGTTTATAGCCAAAACTGTATGGTATTATATCGTGGACAACAACTCAAAATCTTCAATAGATATTTTGTCTATTGAGACAAGCCATTCAAGATAAGAAATATCATCTTTAATGTCACGAAACTTTTGTCCCTTATATTTCCCAAAATCAATTACTTGGTCTGCAATAGATATATCTTCCTGTTTTTCGACATCTGGATATAATTGTTTAAGTTCCTCAAAATCAACTTTAAAAAGCCTGTCTGTTTTTTCTAGCCAATGAAGATATTGATAATCTATCTTATAAATGTCACCAAAAGTTTTCCCCTTATATTTACCAAACATAAGTATCTCATCCGCTTTATGAATGGGAAATATTTCATCAAGCGATACACCGGGAACATCAATCAAAACCCATTCTCCACATCCAGCGCAAGGGATTTCTTCGTCTTTGATATTTGGATAACATTCTTGCCTATATGTATCATCAGGCTTACCATTTACAAAACACTTGCCATAAGCCTTGCCATATTTGCCACGCGGCTTTACAGTTTCGACTAAGAAGGTTCTATCTTGATTTGGGTCAATACGTCTTTCCTCGCTGGATGAACGTGCTAACCCTAACTCACATCGCTTAACCAAGAATGGAGTTCGTTTCCCTATATTGTAATAAATACTAAAAATATTATCGTGTGGATACATAGCTTATTTTATTTTTATTATGAATTAATTACACAGACTGACATAATTAACAGGATTGTTCAATGTACAAAATCATTTCCAATTTGTCTGGTAAAGGTAATAATTTATTTTTTAATTACAAATTTGTTGCAGCATTTATTCTAATAGGATTAGCTTAGATAAGAAAAACAGAAAAATAGTTATGATATTGATGTATTTTTGAAAACTAATCAGCTATAATCATAACTAAATATCAATATTTTGTATTTTTGTAATCAAACCAATTAATGATACAATGAAGTCTTTTGATCATTTTAAGCATTATTTGCTGCTAAAAGAACAGATAAACTCAACAATAAAAAGTGATGATGTTACATTTTGTGACTATGAGAATGGGGATAAATGTACATACAGTTTATCAGAATGGCATATTGCCAAACGTTTTTATTTTCACTATGTCGTGCCATTTGGATATAATTTTTTATTATTTCAATCAAAGAAGATGCAAAATCCAATCGAGAATGAATTAAACAAAGTTTTACATATATGTAAAATCTATGAAAATGAATCACGTGAATTGTTCGATGAAATGTGTTATGGCTTGAGGCTTAACATATATGAGAATACAATTAAAAAAGTTATACCATGTAACCCGTATACATTAAAAAAATTTATTTCTGAATATGATTTTATTGGGAATACCATTAATGATTTTATTATACATACTTCTGTAATTATTACTTTTGTGATGTATGAAGCGGACACACTTGCCTCATACAAATATCTTAATTTTTATTATGACGCTACATTAAAAACGATTAGACAGTTATCAATTTCCCCCATACAAATATCGCAAATAATGTATCAAATAAAACATAAGGTAGATATTTATTGTGAACAATTAAAAATTAAAGACAATATAGTACCAGATGAAAATAAAATATCAAATAATGGAAAGTTTGAATTGTCATGGAAGTATGTAACATTTGCTAATGGATATATTTATCTTTATCATCCATTACATCAAAATTCCTCTCACCCCCTTAAATACAAAATGGAAAACTCTATAAGTGCTTTTAATAATATTCAAAGTTACTTCATTAACAGACTAACTCCAATTTCTGTTCAGGCAAAAAATGGACGAATAATAAAGGTTTTAAATATTGAAGACGTAGAATTTTGCATTCAAAAACTTACTGCAAAATACAAAAACCGCAACAACAGAGTAATATCTCGAATCCCCAAACAGAAAATCGAAAAATTGACCCAAGAACAAATCACAAATCATATCCATACATATAAATCTAAATATTTAGATTGGTTATGTTCTAAGCAATTACCTAACTATCAGATATATTATTGTTTAGAAATTAAATCCAATGTAAACCAACAAGAAAAGGATGAAGACGCATTTATTTTTACGATACAAGAGACTAGACAAATGGTAACTTTAGTTTATGAAAACGTCTTAGAATCACGTAGCAGTATAGTTTTCAAAATAAGAAAAAACAGACTCCCAAATGTCATCCAAGAAATTCATCACTTTTTTTCTTCAAATTCTTTAAATAAAAGAGAACTTATTATGCAAGGAAATGTAAGTAATGAACTTCTTTTTTCATTAAATACTTACTGGAGAATTATGCACACTAACTTCAATTCTTGGAAATCAAAAATTGAAGAAACTTATAACCCATTTATTGCCTAACATCTACACAAATATTTGTCCTAACGCCCATATAAAAATACCAATTATAGTTGTTATGCTAATAAACTTCCACATCATATCCGGGAAACTCCCACACCCAATTATACATAACATTGATACAGCAAATATGATTGTTACTCCTGTTATATTTTTCCATAATTTTACATGTCTTGAATTTAAATCCAAAACATGTATCGTTAAACTGCAAATAATAGCCCAATAAAAGAAACAAATAACATATAACATAACATCAAACAATTTTATTGTTTTCAATATTGATAGTACACCCTAAAACATCTACAATTTTCAAAAAAGTATCTATACTAATAATTGTTTCCTCTCTTTCTATATTAGCAATGGTTAAAGGAGCGCATTCGATTTCTTTTGCTAAAGCGCGTTGAGATAAAGAATGTGTTTTTCTGACATCTACCAACCATGCCAATAAATTTTCATAATTAGCTATAATGTCTTTATCTATCTGAATATGTGCATTAATTACCTGCAAATATTCCATGACTTTTTTTAAATTGAAATTATGCTCACCTTTTTCAAAACGCCTCAATGTAGGTAATAACATTTTCATATCAAATGAAATATCAGAAGTACCCCTACCAGATTCTTGCTTAGCTTTTGCCATTAATACACAAAATTCTTTTCGATCCATAATTTTTATATTTTGATGTTATGACAAATTTAGATATTATATTTGAGATACGCAAATACTTATCATTTTTTCCTTATAATTTTCTCTTCCACAAACCCAACGACCTTATCTATCTTGCTTATACAGTCCTCCATCAAGCCGATATAGTCCTGCATCTTTTCTCCTCTAGAAGACATTTGTAAGCCATCTGGGAGAGAATCGTAAGAGTCTTGTTCTTCATTTAAGATGTCCTCCACTTCTCCCTTCGCTTCTTCCAGGGAACTAATAACATCGTTGAATCTACCTTTCCTTTCTTTGTTCATTTATTTAAATACGATTATATTCGATTATACACATTATTATTAAATTTGTAGCCAACTATGATAATGAATATCATGTTGGCTACTATTATTTGAAATAAATATTTTTATCATGTACAAAACACCTAATAAATATTACGAAGACAACCACAAAGAAAACAGTAAACTGTCTTTTAAAGCTTTTCAGAAAAGATCAGAATTTTGGCAGGGTGTACTCGTAGCCAGCGCAAGCCTATACGGGATATTAGTTTCCCTCCATGATAATTTTCAAGAACCGCTATGTACCCGCGTGGTATTTCTTTGTCTGATAGTCGTGTTGACCATTGGTGTGAGTACAGCTGGCGTAACTCTATACAACTACGCAATTCTTCTTGAACGTCATAGGCAAGAGGTCGAGAAGGAATTATTATCTGCATTGAATAAAGATGCTCTGGTGTCGGAGGTACATACTGGTTTATCAAAGAAGGAGGAGTTTGTAGAATGGTTGGCTCTGTTTGCATTGCTAAGTACACCTTTTCTATTACTCGCATACACCATCCTAAAAATGTACGTGAATTAACCTTGTCCCTATCTTTCCATAAAGGCATCCTCCAGTAATATTCTTCCGGGAACTTGCAGAATGGACGATAACATGGATCATCCATAAGAGTAAAAGGCATTCTTCTCATAGCAAAAATTCTTTGCTAAAATACCCTTTTGCAATAAGCCACTTAATCATAGACACACAACTGTCAAAAGGGCTGTTCTCGATATGGGTACCGGCAAAACAATCTACGGTATATCTACATACGGAGAAGTTATATCCAGCCTCATACTTAATCAATTCTGGATGGTGAAGAACATTTGGTTTGTCGCAAGGAATCTCATAAGGAAGCAGTTCAAGTAACCGGGCCAAGCTCCATGCTGGAATGTCATTGTTATCTATGTCTTCCAGTGATGGCGGACACAATTGTAGTTCCCATTCCAATGAATCAGTTTTTGATTTTGTACAGCGATATACCAAATCTGCTGTTTCAGGTTTTACACCTAACTCTATTAATTGTTGCGACTGCTCTATGCTTGTTGCAACTTGTGTTGTAAACTGTACCATATCGTTATTATTTTTTCATTAGTTCTTCTTCAAATTCGGCAATGATACAGTCTGCATCACCACCATGTACCCAATTCTCTAAAACAGAAGCCAAAATTTCTATAGCCCTTTTCTTGGCATCTTCTTCACCTTGTTTGTAGGCATCCGTACCTATTCGATCTATGTCTCCTAAAAAATCATAACTCATACTTTCTCCTTCTTTACCAATTCAACTTCTGTCGGCTCTTCATCTTCCCATTTTACTTCGGGAAATAAAGATGAGTCTAGCTTGTAGAAATCATGGGGATTGTCACTACATGGTTGCCAATTTTCCTTTTTATCATGCTTCACGGGTCGTTCTCTATAAAGATACAAATCACCGTCTTTGTCTCTTGCTATATACATAATCAACAGATTTTAGCTGTTCTTTCAATTCTTCAATCATCCGTTCAAGACGATGATATTCATCTCTTCCTGCTGGATAAGACTGGTCAATACAATCACGACAGAATTCCAGACGTTTAATTTGTTGTTCCAATGTTTCGTTCATATTTCTTATTATTATATTTTATTCCAGAGGACAATCACTGGGAATATCAACTTCGTCACTTTCGTAGGGTCGAAGTGCAGCGGCTACTGTCCTTTTTAATTTTTCACAGAAGAGTTTTACGTCATCGTCACAAAACCAATCATACGGATCTGGGTCCGGAAGAATTGTACAATGCGGACATTGTGTACATTTCTCGATTTCATTAACTATTGTTTTACCCATATTGTATATCAACTTTAATTAAACCAATGTTTTCAATATTCCAATCGCTTTTGCTATACTCAAAACCTCCTTCTTTGTTTTTACAGAAGCCGGAATAATTGTCCCATTTGCAGACTTAGAATAGGTCTTGCCACGACATAGTTCATAATCGTAACCCATTACTTGCTTCTTACGAGAGAAACCTATACATCCGTATTGCAGCGTCCATTCAGAACCACCTCCAAACGGCATATAGTTACCTTTATCATCATACCACGAATTTTGATGACGTCTTGCATGAAAATAACGAGTACCAGGTTGATTATACAATAACACCTCGTATGCACTATTGATTGAACGATTATGTAAATTCAATCGTTCGCAATTCAATCGTTGTTGGGTTTCAATCGGTAAATCACAGAATTTCATATTTATTCTTATCTGAGTGTTGGTTTCTCGAATGTAATATTAGGCAGAAGAGAGTCGACCTTATTAGCAATTCTACAATTCCATTCTTGTTCTACATTTGATATAGCTTCCATTATCTTACCGAAAAGGCAAACTGGAATTTCATCGCAGCAGGGGTCTATAAAAGAAACACATCCTTTTTCATCTATCTTATACCGTATTAAAAGCTGTTTACGGTCATCTGTAATTCTCTTTTTACTCATTTCCGATATTTAATAAGTTAAATTTCCATCTTTACTAATAGTAATCACCCCGCTCGTTACCCCAACAAAATAATACTCGGCCTTTGAGATGATGCCTTTGTTTTTCTCCAACATGTGTTCTGCTTCTATTTTATCAAAAGCGGTAACTAAGCAAAGTGTATTATCAATGCATAGTCTAAAAATAAATGTTCCCATATTAATTATTGAATTATTCTACAAACACATTCGACCATCAGAAAAAGAAATGAAACAATAAAAAGATACTTCCAAAACTTAATTTTCTTATCATATTGCTTTTTGTATATATCCCAATCATGTTTCAGAAGTTCTCTACAATCTTCTTTATAATGTTCGAAGTGCTTATTAATGTACTGTTTAACATCATCTACAATATTATGCTTAACTTTTTCTACAACAGACTCCGGCCAACCACGTTCATCATAATTTAATTCGGTAATGACTCCTTGGTGTATCACTCTGTCCACACCATTAATACGAAGGCACATAGAAATTCCACAGTCTTTTACATAACGCAAGAATTTTTCTTGTGCAAGTTGCTCAACTTCTTCTTCTTTGAGTCTGGATATTGCGTCAATCTGCTCAAACTCTTTTTCATCTACTATGATAATGGGGTTCTCAGGTTTCATTCGATGTATTTCCATTGTGTTACTTTCTAAATTGTTTTATTTCAAAATATTAATAGCTTGCTTCAATATAACATCAGCTATTTTTTCATCACCGATCTCTGTTTTGCAAATTATTCTAAGTTGCGTTGCTAAATATCTTGTAGCTTGTGCCAACCGTTGAACATCTTTGGGGACTTCCATATCATTTTCAATCGCAGACCGTCCCAATATTTCTGCTATCCTAAATTCGATTTCACTCATATTAAGACAAGAACATATAACCCTTTTTGATAGCAAGAGCTTCTTCTTTACTATCAAACATTAAAGTTGTTTCGCACTCGCTTCCATAACATAAAGCTTTCACTTTCAGCCACCAATGATAATTTCCACTACCATAATCATCATAATATGGCTCACCGATAATCTCGGTTACATAATGTTCAAGTACATTCATTTATCCTCCTTGTTTTTTGTTTTGACTTCCTCTAATTTGCAACAATTATGTTTATCATCTTGCTTCCAACATGGAAGCCCTGAACCTGAATATAAGTCGCAATAGTCACAACCGTCCCAATTTGGGCGTGCTCTACATACATTGATAATATTTTCCCTTTGTTTATGAGAAAGAAAATAGCTTCTTAATCTTTCCGCATTATTAACATTAGTTGCCATGTTCTCAAAATTTATTATTTATAGACTCTCTTATCTTCTTGTCGGTGCCAGTTTAGTTTTAAACATATACAAATCTTTACCATCATTATCAAGAAGATAATAATCCGGTTTTACTAATGTGATCCAGTAATCTATAGGCAGCAAACGTTCGTCTCCAAAAGAAGGAGACGTGTATTGGCTAGTTGGAACATAATGAGCTTGAAATAAAACCTTATCATTGTTATATGTTGACACGATTCTTGTTATATCTGTGTCTGAAAAGTGTTCCAAGACCCCATGTGTTACCACTACTGTAGATGATTCAAAAAACTTAGGTTCACAAATATTCTCTTTAACATAAAACAATGGGACTTTTCCTAAGTAATTATCCGTAGATATTGAGAGTGTGTTCTTGCAACATAGCTCCAACATAGGAATATTGATGTCAGAGAAGATAACTTTTGAAATTTTCTTTGCATCAGAAGCACCTGTTAATCCAAAATAATTAAACAACCTCTCTCCTATTTGCGAAATAGCAAGGCTTACAGTACCTATTCCACATCCTTCCTCCTTTAAGATAAGGGGTGCTTTCAGGTCGTAGGATATTTGTTGTATATTGATAATTATTTCTTCTATAAACCGGTTATATTTTTTACAAAAGACATTCACATAACTGTCGTTACAGACACGACTTTGATAGAAATTATCCCAGGTATTCACAGACTCTATAATATTATCTTTGCTCATATCTCCTTTTGATTTTCAAATTACTTCTCATCAACATACACCTCTTTCTTGTTGTCAGGCCAAGATTTACGAATCAGGGAAGTGATCTTCTTTCTTTGAAGCCTCTCGATAGCTTTTCTTTTGGCTTCGGCTTTATTATTAGCCGAAACCACTATTTCAAAAGTATCCAGGTCAATCGTCACTCGGTATTTTTTCATATCATTTTTCTATACTTTTTCCAGATCACTGCTTGCTGCAATTCCCTTTAAAACAGCTCCTCCAACTTCAACACGATAAAAGTAAGAAGGCTGAATATTGTTATCTGAATCTTCAGAAAATGACGGATACACTTTCTTTACTCGACCAATTTTACCAACCATTGCCGGTTGCAAATCGTTAGAGACAATTTTCACATTATCCCCAACATTAAATTTTAAATTTTCCATATTATTGTTGTTGAATTATGCAACCTTACGTTGCGTTGTTACTAATATTTTACATAATGCCTCACAAAGAACTCGTGCCATATTAACTTCTACAGCATTGCCTATATACTTTTTCTGTTCTGCTTTTGTTCCTATTAGCATATAATCTTCCGGGAATCCCATAATACGTTTCAACTCTGGAATCGTTAGCATTCTCATTTTTATATCGGAAATTCCGTACATGGCCATGAATTCCTTTATTTTTTTCATTACATCGGTATCTGTGTCGTATATCTCATATACCAGTCCTCCTGAAAACATCTTAATAAAGCTAGGTAGATCTCCCTCTCTAGATGCTTCAATTAAATATGGTGGCATCTTATCCATTCTAGCAATTAACGTAAAACAAGGTTTATCTACTGATCCGCCAGCAGAATTGAATTGAGGGTTCATCAAGTAATGCCATTTACGGTTTGCAGTAATTACTGGTGCCGGTTGATTTATACTTGTGCCGACATTTTTAAAATTTGTATCTAAAATCCAAGGTTTACAGCTTACAAGACTATATTTGGGATTAACAGTGATACAGCCTAGTGGTTTATCCAGCGAAGAAGGTTTACTGTTTCCGTATTGTTGGTCAATAAACACAGAAGAAATTAATGAAAATCGGTCTTTTGTTGTTACGGTTGGTGCTGGTTCATCTACAGATTTACAAAATCCATTTCCATAATGAACAGAAATAAATGCTTTTCCGGTTAGGATATTTAAACGATTTATGCAAGCAACCCCAAGTCGATTTTGAGTAGATATTACTGGACATGGATCATCAACTCCCGGAGCATTGTACTTTCCAGCTTTACTCATTGAGTTATACTTAACCATGAAGGCATCTTTTCCACCTGCTACAAACTTAATAAGTCCTGCATAAATTCTTAATAAAGAAGAATCTACTAAAGGTGTTTTGCGACCAAAAATACTTTTTCCTTCATCATCAAAGTCTAACACATCTCGTACTGCCTTCCAGTTCTTTAATTTTTGGTCTGGCTTTTTAGAATGAGTTTGCTCTGGAAAAACAATAGGTAAACTCCCTTTCGCAAATATTCCGAAAAATCTCTTCCTAGAAGTGTAAGCTCCATAGTCTGCTGAATTTAATATTTTATGCTCAAATTTGTAGCCATAAGACCTTACGTTATCCAGCCATCTCAAATAAGATTTACCTTTATCACGACTAATAGGTTTACCGTACTCATCCAAATCTCCCCATGACATAAACTCTTCTACATTCTCAATTTGAATATAGTCTGGGTTAATAGCCTCAATATACCGAAACAAGTGCTCTGCAAGTGTTCTACTATCTGCATCTCGTGGTTGACCACCTTTAGCTTTCGAGAAATTAGTACATTCCAACGAAGCCCATAAAACTATCAATGCTTCAGGATATTCAGCTCTGCATTTTTGTAGGTGGGAAACTAAAGGTGATAAATTTAGTGTACGAATATCTTCTGTAAAATGAAGAGCGTCCGGATGATTAGCAGCATGACTTGCAATCGCATTTTTATCATGATTTACACATGCTATTACCTTAGCGCATTGTTCGTTCTCTAAACGGGCTTTTTCTACCCCTGTGCTGGTTCCACCGGCACCACAAAATAAATCTATATAAAGTAATTTCATTGTTTTTCCAAGTATTCTACAATATCTTCATCAGGCATGTTAAAGGTCTCTTCATCCAGATAGAAATAAATCTGTTCATCTACAGATTCCGCTTCTCGTGTACTCCAATTACCCATATCATCTAATAATTGTCGCGCTAATCGCTCGATAGATACAGTCACCTTTTCTTCATCAGGAGTGTTTTCTAAGATTACTACTGTTTTTATTGGATAATCAGCACCATTCCAATCAATATAATCTGGATTTTGGCAAAACATTCCACGAATAATCGACCATATTTTTTCTGACTGAAAATCAGAATTTTGTATATGCCAGTAACATTCCCAGTATGTAAATCCGGCACTGCGTAGCATTTCCTGAATAACCGTATCAGAGGCACCATTACTTACTGCATCTTGAAGTGCACACCAGTACCCTTGATTGAAGTCAGTCAATTTGGGAGTTAATTCGCTGGCCTTTACTTTTACGCTCCCCCTTTTATCAGAAAAAATTAGAGAAACTAATGTATCGTTCTCAACAGGATAAGAAACAGAGGTACATATTTGCATAACTTTCTGCTCGTCACTATTTACAGGATGCCATATTACCTCCGCACCTATATTTACAAAATAATATTTATTCATATTCAATTATATCAAGATATGCTTAGCGAATCTAACAGTTGTTTTAATGGCTGTTTGTCATCTTCATTTTTAGCTGTTAATAATTTCACTTCTCTGTCAGCTAATTGATAAAATTCATCTTTTTCAGCATAATTCATAGCTTTTATATACAATTCAAAAGCGTCTTCAATAGACATGCCATCTGCCGAAATATTAGCTAACAATTCTCCCATACACACTTCGCTTTGTGTGTATTGTTCTATAATCTTTTCAAATGTTTCCATGCTGTTAAAGAATATTTTGCCACCCATACCATATCAAATATGGGTGGCGATAATATTAAATAGTCAAGGTCTTAGTCAATTCGCCTTTATAACCACGTTCACGTAACATGTTTATAAGAGCTTCGTCACTATGCAGACAATCGTTACTTTTTGCCTCGCCTGTCAACAGGCTCGGCGAAGGCTGAAATGCTGCAACCGCCCTCACCATGTAACTGCTGCACTTGCCGTAGCCGTAGAAGCTGCCATTACTAAAGTACACGTGCCAGCTGCTGTACTGACTGCCCTCACTGCTACTCCAAACCCAAGTTTCATCAGAATCTTCTGTAGGAAGTAAACATTCATCGGGACATCCAATTTCTTTCATTGCTTTGTTTATCTCATCACGATATGCGCAAAGAACTCCTAGCTCCATCAAACAAGGCAAATACCACTGGAGGCCACCTTTTTGATAGTTCCAACAACGTTTGGCAGCAGTCATTCCGTCAATACCAGCCTGTCCTTCTACAATACGTTTGGTTAGGTCCAAACCGGAGAAAGTTTGCATGGCAACGGATTCATTCTGTTCTTCAGTCAAGACCCTATCGGTGTTTCCCCATCGTTCTTGCCAGGTGTCAAACGCCAAAACACGACTCATAAATTCTGTTTCTACGATAATGCCAATAGCATTAGCATAATTCATACCTCTTGCTCTGAAATCTGCGATTTCATACTGTTTCTTGTCGGCTCCTAAAACCGAAATAGAATACTTTTCCATACTTGTAAATTATTATTAATGTTGATTTTAGAACCACACCAATAGTCTTGGAGTCTTCCAATAAAAATTGAATACTGGGAATATCTCTTTAAGTGTGGTAGTTATTTTTCCTGTAATATTTTTCACATGTCTAATTCGCAAATGATTAGCTGTTACGATATAGTCTATTCCTAGTTGTAACCCTATTTGCGAAAGAAGCGATTTCAAGAATATTTTTATATATTGCTTTGCATCAGTAATTGAACGATAGCCAAAATCAATGTTAGCTACATACTTGATACGCTTGCGTTTCATTTATTTTTCAGCTTGTTATTAAACTTGATCTTTCCATTTTTATATAAATCAATTTTCTTTTTTCGACACTTCCGTTTTAACTCTGTCCAATATTCTGTTGGATATTGTTTAGAGTGCTTGCGAACAGGAGGAGATAGTATAGATTGTATAAGCCGCTTACTAACATTGAACATAGCGGCCAGTCTTCTTTGGCTATATCCTTCACGGGACAAAATCTGAATAGCCTGACGTTGTTCTGGTGACAACTTAGCGCGACCATCAAACTTGGTTCCTGCCAACTTGATATTCTCAATTTTCAATGGCATATTTATTACTGTTTTAATGTGAATAGATTTTATTGTTTTATATGGTGTGAATAGTTGTCCACTTTAACCATTGTTTAACACAAAAGGCTGCTCTATTTTGTTAGAACAGCCTTTGCTTTACAGACATCACTTTAACTATGGTCGATTGTACCTTAGTCCGTCTGTATGAATAAACCATTTCTTCAAACTTCCGTCTGGCTTCTGAACTTTTTCAATATCCACTGTTAACCAATGAATAGCTCCCTCACCGAACTTGATTTCCCTTTTGGTCGGGTGTCTCCAATAATCAATCGTCTTTTTGTGCCCCATATTAATCATTATTTATTGCCACAGATTTTACCTTGTCTGTGATAGGCATGTACTCTATAAGATATGCAAGGTGTCCAGGAACAATATCCTCCAGTTCAATATCTACCTTGTTGCCCCATTCGTTATCAAAAGCCGATAATTCAATGCATCCGTCATTCAACCATACCTTATGGATCACGACATCCATAGGTCCGTCATTCAGGTTGACTAGGATTATAGGCGGGTCATATAATTCTTCCTCATCGTTTTCATCATTAATCCAGACAAATTCGCCACCATGAGCTTCCAATGCTAAATGTAATTCTCTAGCTTCCATTTTTCTAATTTTATCACACATGGCGTAAAAATTAGAATGCTCCATATATTCCATGATAATTCAATATTTTATGACCTACAAACACAAATATATTCTCCGGCAACTTTATATTCTTCATACCGTCCATCCCAAGAATTAAGTACCGAGCACCAACCATCCTCACTTATGATTGAATCCAACCAATCACTCAACGAATCAGTAGTTCTTTGAGCCGCCACAGATTCACGCCATAAATACGCGTATTCATCATCATTATGTACTCTATCACTAGCTATATTAGTCAGTTCATCTTCTGTACCAATATAATAATCAATACCATTTGCACAGTATAGTTGTTCACCATAGGAACATTCTTCAAATGTATCATTCAAATCACCGAATGTACATCCCAAATGTACTCCCAGGGCTACAAATCGTTTGGCTTCATCTTCGTCACATTCACGTAAATCCATTACTTGCTGGATGATTTCTTTTGTGGCAATAAACCCTTCTTTACCCATGTCAAAAACCGCTTCCAGTTCTTCTGTTAACGCAGTTTCTTCTTCTTCAACAAGGTCACAAATATTATTTATGATCTCTTCAATATTATCTGGAAGCGGACTGTATAACCAGCCATTACCATATTTATATCCATTATCTACATATAAGCCTTTTATAGCAAGAAAGAAACATTTTACGTTGTAGTCTGAAGATGTATGTAAGTATTTGTTTGACAATCCAAGGATATATTGAATGGGATTATTCCTCATTTTCTCATAAAGCACATTTCTCACCTGTATTATAGCCGCGTCACTAATATTAAAATTCTTAACAAGAATCTGAAAAGAAATATCATCAAACTGTTCACGGTAATGCTCATTATATGTTTTAAACAACTCCACAAAGTAATTGTAGTCGTTAACATATTGCTCACCGTTTAAATATTCATCTTGACGAACTGTACCGCCAGACATACCACCTAGATGATATTTGTTCCAAAATTCCAAAAGTTTCTTTTGTCCTTCTGTACGAGGATTTATATGATCGTAGCATTGCCCAGCACTCATACCACCAGCCCCACATACCGAAACGCTGAAACTTTGTTTAAATTTTTGCAATGTTTCACGGTTTATACGAGTAGATTCTTCTTTATAAACCTCAAAATCTACAGTCCAACTGTTTTTATTTTGGTCCCGAAATTGGACGGAACGTTTGAATATTATATCGTTTCTCATAATCAATCTTTCTAATTTTATTTTCATAAACCAGAGGAAATGTACCTAAACTGGTTTATGAAAACTGCCTTGATTAAGTTATTTACGCCATTCCTTCATTTTAGCAACCACATCAATGTTGTTGTCATCCAGCGTTTTCTTCAACATACCAATCAAACGCCAACCTTCTCTATTCTCGTACAACTTTGCCTTCTTATTCAAAAAAGCAAGGGACGCGTTTTTACTTAATGTTTTTCCATTGTCATCAATGATAACGCAATTATGAAAACGAATCATGTTCTGCATTGTAAAGAACGCTCCAGCTCCTTTGTAAGCATCTAGCCATGCTGCATTTTGAGGAGTACCCCAATGCATTTTGATACGCCTTTTATTGAACTCCTGCACCGAATGCCAAAGTTCATAAGTGTTTTCGGCATGTTGTATTTTATGTACTGCAAACAACAATGGCTTGATTACTTTTTTATCAAAATCATCAACGAAAATGTTTTGGCCGTTGATACGTTTATACGGTACCCCTTTACATTTTCTCAATTTCAACTTCTCAAATCTCTTTTTGAGTTTCTCGATATAGTCTTTTGCCATATCTAATACCACTCTTTTGTTGAACCAGCGATTTCGATCTCTGAAATTATCGACATCACCATTCTGCATCATTTTGTGCTGGGCGTACAACTCGTTATTTAGCATCTTCCACTGATATTCATATCCCATATTACGAATCACCTCTGAAACTCCAATTGGCTTATAAGCACCGTGGGTATTGGTAGTTATATAAATTATGCGGAACATCTGTGCCATTACCCAACGTCTGAATAATTGCCGATTAGGAATTGTGCCTTGAATTATAATGGCCTGGAAGATTGGATCATCTTCTTCCAAGATACTAATGACACCATCTCTTTTTGAGGCTATAAACTCCAAACCATCTGCACTTTGCATTGCAAAAAGCTCACTAACATCAACACCAGCTTTCTTTAGAGCTTCAATACGCTCCTTAGCTTTGGTTTGATTAGCTGTAAGCGTAAACTCGGTACCACACTCAGGACATTCAAATTTTAACTGTTTCATAACTTATTAATAATTTAATTTTTAGTCTGATTATTTATTTCTCTACTGTAACCCAGTTTTTGAGAATTACTAAATCTCTATCTTTGTTGCTTTGCCAAAACCATTTACCCATTTTATTAGCATCCCAACCTATACCCAATATTATTTGACAGAGAATGTATAATTCCAATTCGACTTGTGCTATATCTCGACCAACTCCAAACAACATGTCTTCATCCTCCAAATCTTTATCAGACAAAGCCTTAAAGTATTTTCGGCTTTTACATTCACTCATTGTTGATGGAATAGAATGTTTATATCGAGTATATAAATGCTCTACATTAGACAGAAACTCATCAAGAGAAGCGCATAATTCCACACCTAAGTCTCCCTCATACTGCGAATTCTGTATAATATATTGGCCATTAAGTTTGAAACTTCGTGTTTTAAAATCTACTTTAAACTTGGTTCCGTTCTCTACAGCCTGTATTGATTCTTGATAAATATTTTTCATAATGTTTACTTTTTATTTTATACTCAAACCTTTGACACATTTCTTTAAAAGTCTGATATTAACATCCAGAATACGCCGGAATAAAGGTTTATAAAACCGTAGATGCCGGCGTAATTGTCGGATAGTTGTTAAACGCAAGGTTCTTGTATAAATGAAAGTTGTGTTACTTATAAAACAGCCCCCATTTAGCGTGACACATGTCTATATGTTTATGATATATACTGTATCAAGTAATGCCCGCGTAATCCTAGGTCATACATAGGATGACCGTCATCACGCGGGCATCATATCTTGTCCAGTATGTTAAATTACTAAATCCCAGACTGTAAACTTTGTGTTAAGTAATAAGTTGTAATTCTCAAAATATTGGCACATTTCTATACTTATTCGATTTAGAGCTGGTGTGATCAGGAACGGACCAGGACAATTAGTACTCGGTCCTTCCTGATATATAACCAGCTATATAAATGATATTTCTTGAATTACATTTCTGTGCTAAATAGTTATCCTCATAATACTGATACATTACTTTACCCAATAGATGTATTCCGGTTGGATATTCCTGGACCCGACAGATATAATCTTCGGTTCCAGGATATAATTTCTACCGGAGTAGTGAAAATATATTCCTTGGATAACTTCGATGTATTTCGCTTATTTTACAAGTCCTCAAATGAATGGCACATCACTTTACTCTCATGATAATTATAAATATGACCTGATCGAGAACCTGAGGTGAGAGGCTATGCAGCCTTGTAACCTCCGGTGAACGATCAATAGTTCATACTTTAGAATATGAAATTTTCTTCTTGAACTTGCCTGCTGTGCTGCTTTATAAACCCTCATAACAATCGACACATTTCTTTATCTTCATTGATATAATCCAGATGATTATATGGTACCCGGAGTAGATACTGAAGGATGTAATCCTTCAAGGATAGAATCGGGGTACCTAATATATAATCTGGATATTAAACACTTGTTCCTCGGATTCATTTACTGTGTGTTCAGATTGTAGTTACAATATTGCCACTAAAGTATTGTACGCTGCTCTTCTGGTCAAAATAGCATTCTGCATACAACCTATTGTCAAATAACCTTCAATTTCTTTACTCTTAGATTTATTTCGATTAGCCTTTACGTTCCGACCAATACCTCTAACAACACAACCATCCGGCTTATCCTTAACATAGCCAAGGCCACCAACTTTATGTTTCCCAGTTTCAACGGCTCTAAGGCAATCCATTACGAATTTATTCAATTCATTAATATCAACCCGAACATTACATACTGGAAGGGTCTGAGTCGCCCAACTATATTCTCCATTGCCTTTATATAAATATCGGTTAACCGAATCCACAGCCTTCTTCAACGTAATACCACGTTTTCTGATGGTTCTTGATTCTATTTCTTTCTGGAAGGTTTTAAGACGATTGGGAGAGAAAGAAATCATACTTCCCTTAATGCTGAAACCTAGAAATTTAAACCACTTGTCCATAGTCAGGTACTCTACTTTCTTGGGATTCAAATTCATTGATTTTTCGGCCAATCTCTTTTGTAAAATGGTCATAGCCTTTTCATAGTCCGGACCAACGAACAACATATCATCCGAATACCTTACGTAAAACCCATTCAATTGGGACAGTTCATCATCCAAGCTATATAGCAACACGTTGGCTAACCAGCTTGCTACTGCGCATCCTTGTTTAAGTGATTGATATTTTTCATACAGTTCGTTGTTCTCATCGAAATACAATCCGCAATGATAGTATTTTCTTAATACATCAATTAACACAGAGTGACCATACTTAGCTTCTACCTTATCAAAAGCTGCGTCAATAAACCGGATAGGAACAGTGTCGAAATATTTACTTAAATCAGATTTCCAGCCCACATAACCATCACTTTTCATGTCAACAATTGTGTGACTTACTTCCAGAACCACTTTACCGCAACCAATACCGACCTGATAAGATTTACAAGCAGGATGAATCATCTCTGGCATTAAATCAAATAGCAAATCATTCGCGATGCTTAGGATTATACGGTCAATAGGTTCGTTGACATATACAGTACGAAACTCTCCGTTATCCTTCGGAATTTGTGCAATATGTGGTGGTGTTATTTGATATTTACCATTCAACATAGCTTCTGCCATGCGAATTCTGGTTGGTTCTTCTGTCAGTTTGATAAGTTCGCTCTTCCGAATATCCTTCAGAACGCCTTTCTCAATTGCTTTTGTCCATCTATTAATGTCGAAGAACATTGTAAGAATCTTATCTTTCATTTTATATCTCCTTTCTTTTTGAGTTGTTCCTTATATCTCCTGTGCTCACGAATTGTTGCTGCCCATTCTGCTTTTGTAGGTTTGTATCGCCCTTCTGCTTTACGTTGTTTTAAACTCTCTTTATTTTTCAAATATTTGTCTGGGCAACAAATAAATTGAATAAGACGCTTGCTCACTCCAAATATTTTAGCAAGTTTAGAGTAACTGATTAATTGCTTTTCTCTCAACCATTTTATATATTCTTTTTGGTCTGGAGTGAGCTTTATTCGTCTATCATATTTGGTTCCAGCGATACGAATCTTTTCTGATTTATACGGCATCGTTTTGAGGAAACATTAAATCATCGTGCAGGTTATTGAGACACCGTTCATCAAACCAACGCCAGACATCGAACTTTGGTGTTCCGGCTGGGAAGTTGAGGAAGTCTTCTTCAATCTCATCATCATTGTTTACCGGAATATCCCCAAACATTTCCCATAATTCTGAAAGGGTGCATAATTCTACATGCTCTTCACAAATATTACACCAGCAATCTTCTTCCTCAACTGAATCATTATAGCTGATTTCATCTGTGTTTGGATTTACCCATGCTCTTTCTTCAACATTATTACTTCCACATTTGGGGCAATACAATGTGTCTAATGACCTTATCCCCTTCTTTTTAAACACTATGTCAAACTGTTTGAGATTTGAAAGTTCGGTGAGAACCATTTCTGTAATAAAGGCTCTCATCTTATTAATCTGTTCATCTGATGATATTCCCCATATATTAGCCGCAGCTTGTACTGCATTTTGCATGGAAAAACAGATTTGAGTCCAATCATCATACTCTTTTTTATCTTCGAGGATTTCATGGATTAGCGTTTTTGCTTTCTCAATATATTCTTGATTGAATGATTTTGATGTTTTCATATCCTATTGTGTTAAGTTCTTCTAACAATGACCGATATTCTTGTTCAGTAGCTAAAGGCCAATTTTTCAGAATGTCAGGAGAGCAACCGGCGTGTTGTCCGATGTGCATATAGCTTGTCAATTTAGTTTTGGACCTATCCCAAAATTCATTCACAAATACAGCACATATTTCTCCTTCTTCTGGAGATTTTACGAAAGTTATTTTTGTTTCATTTTTCATACATATCAATTGTTGTTATACCATTCTATTTCAGCATCATTTGCTTCACGATACAGCATATATACACCACCAATAGTTGAGTTGTAAATAAGGATGTATCCATCCTTTTGATGTACGGAATCAGTGCCATTACTCACCCACCTTGGTTCTTCACAGCGAATATCATCGTCAGTCCATTCATCGCTATCCCATTGCTTCAGATAATCAATAACAGCTTCTCCATTCGCATCGGTAAAGACAGTTCCAGACCCTTTACCATCGTACAGTTTATCACATTCGTCCAGCATGTCTCCGTACTGGACATCAATGACAATTCTATAAAGCTTTTGATTTCCCATTGAACTTAAATGCGGCATAACTATCTTTTCTTATTACGTTTACGATCTCTTCTTATTTGTTTCTTATTGCGCCCACTTTTAGTGGACGAACCTTTATATGTAGGAGGAACCCGTCTCCACGGAGTCGATTTCTCTTCATAGTCTTCTATTCTTTCAAAATAGACCGTAGGTGGATTTTCAAATAATATCATATTCATTTTTGCACCGTTTTGAGGGTTAATATTTCTTCCCATGCATCTTCTCACGGAGTTCGTTATATCTCATTTTTTGTTCGATGTGCCAAAACAGATCTATTTCAAGATGCTTTGCAAGTCCAAAAATTGATACTATCATATCATTCACAGTTGTAGGAAAATCAAATAGTCCATCATATCTAACAGGAAGCGTGGAAATAGCATATATAGTCTCTGTAAATGTCTCACTGACACAAGAGTCAGCAGAATCATCTATAACATCTGAATTAATATCCTTCATTGCAGGTTCAAGGCTTATCCCTCGAAGCCCAGCCAAATCAAGTAGGTGAATAACGGCATCAGCTAACTCTTCCTCTATTGACCCTTTGATTGTTTCATTGTATGTAACTTCGTAACCGCGCTCTTTGGGAATGTCTAGGTCTAACCCTTGACAAATACGACTGGTTGAGATTTTCTTCTCAAACCAATCAACATTAGCACGCTTTCCCCTTCTATCAGCTTCCACAGCTTCCATTAGTTCGGATATTATGAGACAGAGAAAATGTTTATTACTCAATTCCGTATCATGGAATCCATGTTCACAAGCGATTTTATACGCTTTATCCCTTAATTCGTTGAGATTCATTGCCAATTACTTTAAAAATTACCAAACCCTGATGTCATAGTCTCTAAAATAATATTCCAGTTCTTTTATCCCTTCCAAACTGTGCAGTCCACCCTCGCCAACTACTTCAATATCAACAGATATTTCATAGTCTGTTTTAATATTTACCTTAGAACTATTGAAAGTTTTTTTCACGCATTCTAAAATGCTTGAAGAATCTGTACCATTTTTTACTATATTGAGTATCATTGTTTTTTGAATTTTAATTATGCAACATCATTTAACGGTCCACTATAGACTCTTCCATCCATATAATACAACCTGCCCTCATACTGGTTGTTATGTAATTCCTCCCGGATTGCATTTTCATCATTGGCCCAATACTCATATTCTTCATGCCAGCATTTGAAAAAACTGCCGTAGCATTGTTCTATTAAGTCTGTGAGCGAAAAGTTGTCCGGATAACTGCACCAAGTTTTATAATATTTGATGATAGGTTCAAGCAAGTAGAAATCGTAACACATACCTGTTAGTGGACAATCATCACCTACAGATTTGATAATACGGCTTCGTCTGTATTTGTAAGTGTATTTTTCATTTATATATTTGCCTGAAGATGAATAATATCTACCTTGTGTAATGTATGGCATAATATTATTATTGATATATCGAAATAATAGTTTACCACATAATTCCTCTGCATAAATATCATTACTGCAATCTATTGGACACTCAAAAATGGGATTATTATTATATTTAAAATTAAAATTGTATCCGCTATAATTAACACTCCAACTACATGATTGGGTATTTGTCAATTTCTCGAAAGTTCTTAGAGACGTTACATAATCTGAACCGTAAGCCTCCATACACTGATCCATTATATTCCAGCGTTCACGCTCAATAATTTCTTTTTGTACCTCTTCCGACAATTCATCAAAAGTGTACAGTTGCAATGTTATTGTTTTCATTGATTTAAGATTGTTGGTTTTTAAACTCCATATAAAGGAACTCTGATATATTTGACTGGAAATTATAGGATATTCCCCATGTTCCAAAAGTTTCAAAGAACCAGTCAACAAGAAAGTCCCGGTCCTCGTTAGCTTGTTCGCTGTCTTCACCGGCATCTAATCTAGCGATCATAGCATTTACAAGAGGCGTATCGTATGTAACCTCTCCATAAATATGATAAGGGTAGTCATAATCAATGTTATTGAAATTACCACAAATCCTGTGGTCTGGATTATGCAAGTATTTCTTCATATCAGAATTAAATTGCCAAGCCATTACATTGCTGTAATCTTCCAGATATTCATCCGAAAAGTTCTCCATGATAAAATCTTTATTTTCATCATCAACCATGCTTTCACGTGCATCTTTGAGAATTTGACAAAGGCGTGTCGCCATATTGTCAATATTTATATACTTCTTTTCTTCCATTTTACTACTTTATTTGAAGTTGAAGGTTATCATTACCATAAGAATACATCATTACAGAAGCTCCACAAGGAGCATTTTTACCAGCATGGAAACATCTCACACCTATTTCACGAAGTTTCTGAAAAGCATCAAATGATTGATTTTCGTTTGGAAAATGCAAATCAATAGAACTACCAATATCTACATGCTGTACCTGCAAGGATACTTTGTTTTTGTGATTTAAGACTATTACATCCATATTATTCATCGTTTTCTTGTTCACGTCTATATTGTCTGTATCTATCGTATGCTTTAAATGTCTCTGCTATAGTTTCAGAGAGATCATCAAATTTTAGAGGAGTAATTTTTGCAAAATATGCAATCCCTTTAGTTGTATAACAACAATTTGTTACAAGTCTATCTGGAGTGCCAAACAAACCACGAACTTTAAATCGGTCATCTGATCTTACTTGGAAATGTTCTGACAACACCTTCAATGTTTCATTACCAGCTTTGACTGCTTCTTCCAAAGTATCAAATATACCTATGGCAATTGTCTTACTACAAGAAGTAGCTGGGCAGCTACCTATCGGTCTGTCATGATAACGAAATTCTATTTCTAACAATTCCTTTTGCATATTTCCTTTTGTTTTTATTATCGAATAGTTTTTTGATGGTGTCCATAGTTGTCCACTTTTTGAATATTAACTCGCTTTAACTTTAAAGGAAAAGGCGCAACCAGAACAATAACATTCTGGTTGCGCCACCCTTCAAACAAAAACATGTCGAACAACACACATGGAAACAACAAATATATGTAGTGTTCCGGGAATCGAACCCGGATTTCTACCATAACACTTTACTCGTGCTTACGATACTCTTTCACTTGTTCAATATCATCCATATTGTTCCACCAATTTGAAAAGTCATAGTAAACAAGATCTTCATCAAATTCTTCTTCCCCATTTTCATCTGTAGAAATATAGTCTTCTCTGTCAAGGCTGGCTATATTAATCATATCTTCGGTGTCTGTGATACCATCAAACCAATCTTGCGCTTCTTTCACATCATCTTCACTAACTCCTGCATCAAAATGTTCTCCATCCTTGTATCCAAGCCAGGCTGCGATTGTATCAAAATCAAACCAAAAGAAATTATTTATGTCATCATCGGTCCAACCACTTTCAGGAGCAGCACTCTCCATTATGGATTCAATTTTATCTAGTTGTTCATCGGTACAGTTCGTTGCCCGATCCTCACCCCCACTCCAAAATTTGAAATCTCGAAGTGAAATTTCTGATATAACTTTCATAGTTCGTTTGCTTTTAAAAGTTCCTTAGCAACTTTTCCTACTCTCAACAAGTATTTATTCCATACCCTCACATCAGAGATTCTGTTCTGAACAACAGCACTATAACCGCATTTAATATTCAATTCTCTCACATCATAAGGGGAAACAAGCATACCTCCATGTTGTGCCAAGTTATAATCCGGTTCTTTAGGAAATGATTTTATATACCTCTTAATAATTTGAATACTCTCTTGCTTATCCTTTCCTTTGGATAATAATTGTGTCTCAATACTATTCATAACAGCATTGAGATTAGGATTTACTGAATACTTCATATTACAATAGTTTTATGTATGAATGCTCCAACGTCTTTCAGTCGCATTTGGGGACATAATTATCCCGCCGCAAATTTTGCGTTCGCCATTTACCACCTCAGAGAATCCAAAGCTATTTTTCGCAAAATCACCGTATATTTCAATATGTTGGTTAACGGCAAATCTCACCCATTTTTGTAGACTTTTCAAGCAATCTTCAAAACTTGAATCTTGCAATTCCGAAGCAATATTCTTGACCTCTTTTACACGCTCTGATATTTCTGGGGACATTTTAAATTCCAATGGTTTGTTTATGGCTGCATACTCTTCAGGGTATTGAATGGAAAGTTGATGTATCCGGCTTCCCCAGATATTATTGAATATTGAAATAACCTTATCCTTGGATACTTTCTGAAGCTGTGCTCCATCCCAATAAAAATACTTATTATAGTCCAAATCGTCCCAATAAACAATACTTGCTATTATCGCAAGAGAATCTTTCATAATTGCAAACCGGTTACTTTCTGACAAAAAAAGACCTTCTACACTGGGACCAATAAAACACAGATGTGTTCCGTGTGTGCGCACTAACCAAAAAAATGGCTCATTAATCTTTTCAAGAGTTTTCAAATCATACTTCTCGAAATCAGAGATGCACAATTTAGTATCGTATAACTCTTTGCGCATTTGTTCGATAATTTCTGGTATCATATCCTTCCACTTTAATATATTAAACTTGTTGTTCCTTTCTTATCTCTTACAATCCGTGGTCCGGTAGGGTAAAAATATCTAAGTTCACCAGTATAGCCGCGATATTCAAGTATGGCAATTATAAGGTTTTCCGGCACATCTTTTATTCTACGGAAAGTTTTAATAATTTCCGATATAAGTTCTGTATCATCGCCACCACTTAAAAGGGAGGTTAATTTAACCGTAGCATAATATCCACTTACGTAGCCATTAACACTCATACATTTATAACTTTTGAATATCGAAGTTCTCCAGTATATCCACGTCTACGCAATTCAGCAAACAACATGTTGTCATCAAAGTCAGACATTTTCAGAGTAGCTTTTACTCCTTGTTGAGTTATGCCCCCACTGGATTTGCGTCTTCTTTCTTTGTCACACTTCTTACAATAGTTTGCCAACCCATCTTTGGTTGCCTTGTTCTTAGAAAAATTTGATTTGGGCAAACTCTGACCACATTCTTTACACACTTTTGTTTCCATTATTGTCTTGATATTAATTGTTCTCTTCAGGATGGAGTTTCAAATACTCGGTAAGTTCACAGTCATATATTTGTTCCTGAACAATTTCAGAAACAAGGGAATCTCCTTTAGTCTCCCAGAATTTCACCAACAAATCAATATTGGCACATTCGGGATGCTCTGTAATTATGCGCTCTCGGATTTCTTTTGGGATGCTATCGACTACATCGCACACATAATTCAAGCGGCAAGCTTTTAATGTTAGTATAACAATAACACATCCCACGATTACTTTGAATATCTTTTTCATTTGATACGTTTTTTACCGCTGTACATTTCCAGTGCACGCTCTACAAGTAAGTTCTGATTCCTGTCATCCAAATTGGCAAAAAATTCTTCTACCGCTCCATAATGACCATTTTGACTATTATATTCACGATACTTATTCCATAAATGCCTCCATCCACATTCGGCTTTTTCAAAAGCAACAGCACATTCGTGCTCATCCCAGCAATTCCACATATAGTAGAAGAAACTGGCTATATCATTCTTTTTTGCCATTATCTTTCACATCAATCATTATAAACTTGAAATATTTCCAACTCCCCAATACAATACTATATTGCTTCTCATCCTCTAGTTGGTACATGGTACCATCTTTCAATGTTAGGAAGTAAGTGTTTCCATCTATTCTCACAGTCTTCTCCACGCGCTGTATGTTTCCTGTAAATACCCTTATAGTTTTGGCATTTATCGCAATACAGGAAAACAACAGGCATATAACTACCAAGATTCTATAGAATTTACTACCAATTGCAGTAGCTACTTTGATATACTTTTTCCGCTTATATACCACAACATACTTCTTCATAGATTTACGCTTTAAATAAATCATACACAGTTTTTCGCTTCACGGTAACATTTTGAGATTTAGGCAAATAGAATGTCATATTTGCACAAGAGGTAGAAATGATTTTCACGCTCGTTCTTTGGATTCTTGCTCGTTTCATGCTTTATATTTTAAAGGTTTACAATCAGACACAAAAATGGCACGCACTCAAAAGTACATGCCACAATTAAAGTGGGTAACAAAGACTCGCACTTCTTGAACGCTACGCTTCCACGTTCGTTTTACCCATAAAAATAGCACGCCTGTATTCACCTCCAGACGTGCTATATATGTTATGACTTACCAGTTCTTTAGTTATGCAGCCATTCGCGCATCATATTCCGCACGCTTTTGAGCATTTCCCAGAACTTCCCATGCTGCATTTACCTCTTGCATCTTTTCATTGGAACCACCGGCATCAGGATGAGCAGATTTAGCAGCTTGTTTGTATGCAGCTTTAATTTCCGCTTCCGTAGCATCATGCTTCACACCCAATATTTCATAATAGTTAGCGGCTTTTGCGACTACTTCTTCAAAGTTCAAACGGAATTTCAGAGCATCGAAAGACGCTTTTGTAGCAGTATGGATTTTCTTCTTAAAATCACGCGCTGCACAATCCAGGTCTTTCTTTGTAGGCACCAAACCAATACGGCTCCATACACTTCCCTCAACATCCCACTTCTTTGACACTTTGCAATCACTTGTACGCACTATGATTTCAGCCGGTGTACCGCTACGCAATTTGGATGCAATACCACCATTATCTTCACGCAGCCCAGCTTCCACCGCTTTCACAGTCCAGAACGTAGCTACCACATTCTTCCACACGCGAAAAATCTCGTCCTGTGTCTTATCCTTTGGTGTGTATTCATCACCGGCAAAATTCAGTCCTGAATAATGCGTTTCTCCGTCACGGTTTACACTCTTATACACCAAAGTTACGCCTACCAACTCATTTGCATTTAAGTTCTCAAATTGTACACTGTTATACCTACTAATTGTTCCCATGATTACTGTTTTTTAGGAATTTTCTGCAATAGCGCATTGTAGGCAATCGGGGAATCGAACCCCGACCTACCAAAATAGGAACGCACCACCGAAAACGTTTACACGCTTTCGATTGCGTTAAAGCCCAATCAGAGCATACTGGACATTCACCTATCCAGCACACTCTATGTACAACTTTTTGCCCGTCACTAACAGCGCAACGGAGCCGTGCGCCCTGTGTATGAGTGCTCACCAACTGCAACCAAACCGATTGAATTGCAGCTTTTTACATACGCTTTCGCCTATGTGGTAGGTAATTTCCATCGTTACCGTTAAAGCACACTTTTGGCATACACTTTTTCACTGTTAGGGCTGCGTTGCGTTGGTGATTACATATATACGCAAGGGCATATATCTTTCTCAGTTCGCATTAGGGGCAGATTTTCACACCTTTGTGTAAACATCCGTTTTTCGGTATGCAGTTGGCAACTGGGCACAACTATGGCACAAAGTTTACACTTTTCCCTTTTGCTGCATGGAGCTACGCACCTATGGCACGCTTTTGAAGCAGACTTATGTATATAGCTCCCCCATAGTGCCAGCGACGGTTTGCATGACAATCTTTAATAACTGACCATTACAGTTATGGGTATTCTTTTCCCGTTCACAAAACATCCCGTTTTATGTCTGAGCGTGCGCTTTTGCTTTCGCTTTCGCACTCCTTTTGCTTTTATGTACTACTTTCTTTTGTCCGTTTCTTACTTCTTGTTTTTACGGTTATTAATTACGTTTATTATCTCGTATCTGTTTGCGGTTTTCGCTTTTTGTAGGTTTACAGATAAAACCAAAACGGAAAGTAAACACTTTATCAAGTAGCCGTTATCTTAACTTGACGTTGCAAAGATATGATACTTATTTGAAGTACGCAAACAAATAAGCAAATAATTTCATTTCAAGACTAAAAATAATTTATAAATATCTGATTTTCAACAACATACAAACACAAAACAAAGAGAATCATCTATAAACAATTGATAATCAACAAAATAAGCATTCCCAACACGTGCGCGTGTATGCGTGATTACTTATTAGGGCAAATCGTGACACACGTACACACATGTGCACACATATACGCGCGCGAGATGTTGTTACCTGGATGCAAAAAGGAACGGGAACAAATCACATACACAAAAGGATAAATTTGTAATTATTTCAAAAGAGTATCAAAAACAAAAGAATAGGCAAAACAAAGAACAAAAGCACATTTGTTTCACTTTTGTATATTAGTGAAACAATATAATCAACTGATTTACAGAAATATAACAGCAAAAAATATGAAAAAAAGAAGGCAGAGCCGGTCAATTCTGGAGCGGATACCGCATATATAATCCGACCTGATTTTTCAATCTCGTTTTTTCAAAAGTCGATCATAGTATAAAAAGCCAATTCTCTTCCAGACCACGTTATTCAATACAATAAAATTATCTCCAATTTCTAACATTAATTTTATAATATATCGAATCTGGAAGTAGAGATTTTGTAATTATCCCAGCATCAATTTATTAACTTTATTTTTCTAGTACAGAGAAATAATTATTCTCCAATATATTCAAATTGATAACGATATAAAAATTCAATATATAAGTTTTCTGATTTTTTTCAGCCACCTATTTTTTCAGTCTCGTTTTGTGGTAATTAAGCTAAATTTTTATATCCAAATTGATGTTTATCAAAAAATCATATTACATTTGCCTAACAATTGATTATTTTATCCAAATATGAAAACTAAAAAACAAGTAGAGCATTTTCTAAGAAAAAGAAAATATAAGTCTGAAATTGATTTTAAAGGAATCAGTTCTTATTGCAAAACGGAATATAATATTAAGCTGCATGTACCTTCCAGTTATTCAGACGATCCTGAAGCTCTCGATTACGCTACATTTGCTAACTGGTTTGACAAAGGATTTGGAGCTGGAGATGCAGTAAAATGGAACGATTCTATAGGTTTGGTACAAGAAGGGAATGTGAATACTGTTTTAATATGCCTTAGAATTGACGGAAATACGCCTAATTTCGACAAAATAACAATCCCTGTAGACATTATAACCCCAGCCGGAGAAAATGCTTTAAATCGCCTCTATTTAGTTTTAGATGAAAATGGCCAGGAATTTGGCAACCCATTTTTCGTAATTTCCACTAAATATATTCCCAAATCATGTGATTTAGTATGCTTCCATAACCATAAAACAGGTCAAGAAGGATATGGAGTCGTAAGACTTGCAGATAAATCCTCTGGAGACATTGTTATGTATTGCTATGTTATCAAAGGGGAACCGGTTAAATACAGCATGAACGAGTATTTGGGAAAAATAGATGATTTCTCGTTCACAACTTTCAAGCCAGCGGATTATCAAAGAAAGGCTCTGGATGTAGAATTAGCTAAGGTTGGTAAGACATGGAATCATTTTCTAAAACGAATTGAGCCTTTGAACATGAAAGTAGCTACAGGAGAACGCTACTGGTATATTACAGATAAGATGCAAGTTACTTCAGATGTAGAAAAAGGAACTGTAACAAGCAATAAACGTTATCTGGCAGGCAATTATTTTCGAAGAGAGAAAGATGCGATTAGAATACTGTCTGAAGAAATAGAAATTAGAAGAAACTTTTTAGCCGAACCCGAAATAAGATAATCAAGTCCGGCTAAGGAAAAGGATTCTGGAAGGTGGCAAAAGACTTCATGGTTGTTCTGCCATCTTTTTGTTATAAAGCTCTTCCACATCACTTGCCTGATTTACTTGCACGTTATAGTTTATAATCTTATCGACTGATAACTGTTGAGGATGAAGTTTAACTGTATTTTTTTGAGGAAGTTCTTTCCAGAGGGTTCTCAAATCTTCCACAGGTACCTTCGATTCGTTTGAGAAACGTTTAAGTAAATCTTCATAAACTGCTTTTGTCACTTCCGATGGACGAGGTTGCTGATTACTCTCCCGTTCTTTCACGAACTCAATCATAAGCCATATTGCATATTCGGCATCCGTCAACATGTTCGTATCTCTTTCAGCGACTTGTCGGATAGATTCAAGAAATATTAATCTGGAGGTTCGGTCCCCTACTCCCTTCCGTTTAATTTTTCTGGAAGATGAAGGAGATTGATTGATGTTTTTAATTTTACTGGGAGTCACATAACATACAGGTTCTCCATTCTGCATCTCAACATCGAATCCAAAAATATTCTTCATGTCTTGTTCCGAAAGAGAGAAATCCGGATTGATAGTTTTTAAATCATTCCAAGCACGGTAAAGAATATCTTTGAAATATTCAGCTGGAATGTAATTACCTGGAGAGTCTTCATCATATTGCAAGTATCCCCAAACTTCTCTTATTGCCATATCAAAATCATTATCGGCAAAATCTGGAAGGTTAATGATAGTTTCAAAATCAGAAGAAGAAAGATCTGGAAAAGATAAGTCACGAGAATTGAACCATTCCAAAATCTTCATATCAGTTTCTTTATTAAACTCACTTCGTTCGTTATGATTCTCTTTATTCTCTATATTATCTATATATATCTTATTCTGTTGTTCAATATGAGCGGACCCTCGTTCAATATGAACACACCCCTGCTCATATTGAGCGCACCCTCGTTCATATTGAGCGGACCCCTGTTCATATTGAACGAGGTTAGATTGCTCTTTGACTATATTTTCTGATAGTTTTTCTATGTCTTCACCTTTTTCTTCGTCTATTTGCGAGGGTGTGTTCATATTGAGCGAGGGTGTGTTCATATTGAGCGAGGGTGTGTTCATATTGAGCGAAGTGTGTGGATATTGACGAACTACATCGTTCAATATGGTCAATGGAATCGCTGAAATTGGGCGTACCTCGCTATTTAAGCACAAGCCTCGCAAATACACCCATCCTTTATCTGATATTTGAGAACTTACTTTATGTATTGCTCGTATCTCGCTCCAATTTACATAGAATGTGCAAAGTGCCCCTTTATTTTGAGAACAGCTGATAAGATTAAGTTGCTTCAAGGTATCTATTGCCCGGCGTACTGAACTAATAGAAGTTCCCATGACGTCAGCTAGTTCTTTGTTGGATATAGCGCATGTTGTCTTATCTCCATCCGTATAGCCTCTTCGTAACAGATGAAATAAAATCATAAAGCCATCGCTGGATGTTAATGTTGCCATTGCGTATGGAATGCACTTCCAGTGGTTATCGAATTTATCGGAAAACGTACTCATTTACTTGTATCATCTTTTATATAAAAACTAATAATCTGCCCTTTAACCATCTGTTTGGTAAGACGGAAACCTATTTGTTTTGCAAATCGTCCTATGCGTTGATTATTGGGTGCATACGGAAATCTTTCAGCATAACATGCTCTCATATCTTCTACAGAAACTCTGTTTTTATTTTCTATATCCATACTTTTATTAAATTAGTTCGTTATACATCAATTTATTATTTCTCTTCGTTTTGACTTGGCATATTATTTTGTTGGCACAAGTTAAGTTGATTTTGGCTCAACAATTCATCGCATGTCCGTTTAAAAGGACAATCTTTACAAGCTGTATTCTGTGCAACCACAATGGTTATAGCCGCGATTGAGACAAGCGACAATACAATTAAAAGAATAACAATCATTTTATTTCAAGTTTTTTGTCATTAATATAAAGTCATATTTTAATGGATCCTCTGCATCCCATTGGCGGTAAACATGAGTGAGTTCCATAACAGCCTTCCAGCTTTCTTTAGGATAAGATATAAGCCCCATACGTTGTGCTTGCTGCGCAACATGGGTATCCATAACAGCGTATAGTTTTTTAGGTTTGATTAAGTCAGTCTGCCATACTCCTAAATCTATTTCATCTTTACGAACCATCCAACGCAATAGCATATTAATACGTTTACAAGCAGAGTTACGATATGGACTTCCAAGACGGGCCGGTTCACACCAATTACATAACGTGAGTAATAAATCATCAAGTGAAATGGGATGTTTTTTTAAATATTCCTGAATAGAATCGTGTTTACTGTAGAAGCATCTTAATTGATGACACACCTCTTTAAATATTTTTCCTGTAAGAGTACGGTAAATACTACATTCGTCCGGAATATCATAAAAATCACCCAATTTAATATATTTACCTGGCTCCCATCCACATACGTTCATCAACTTCTCTGCACAATATATTATATGACTACGTTGTCCCCATGAAACCATAGCCGTTAATATTGCACAAACCTCAATATCCGCTGTAGTTCTCCCAGAAAGATTCCGTAGCCGGTGTACTATTTGAATAGGATCATTTGAGATAAACGCTTTATGGTCAAACTGATTCCACATTCGTTCCATCTCATTTTTTAATGTATGTATCATTATTATCCGCTTTTAAATTGTTACGATAAAAAGTTATCATATCAGCTATAATATTAGTTGCTACTTTGGCTTGTTGTGCCATTTCATAATTTTCCGATTTTACCAAGTTTTCATTCCAGCACCATATATCATATCTGATTTTCCATAAAATCATTTCATTGGCATCATTCGTAAATTGAGAGTGAGATAACATTAGCTTTTGAAGATAATATATCTCTTGAAGAGTTTTGTATTGCTTAGATAGTTTACGAAGTACATAAATAGCAATGACAAACAATATTAAGCATAATATAAAAATTACATATATCATATTTTTAATTCGTTTATATTTATAAATGAAGGACAATTTTCATCGCCAATAATATGATTGGCCGGAATCTTATTGAAAGGTCCATCTCGTTCGCAAGATAAATTATATCTAAGGCAATTATAGCGATCCCAACATCCTTTAGCATGACACTTATGAGAGTCATTAGATAATTTGGTGTAAGTTATCAATGATAGGAAATTGGCAGTATCTGGCAATTGTTTTCTAAAATGTTCTGGGATTTCACCTTGATGCCATATATTATTGGATTTGATTAATGTTCCATCAAATCGCCGAATATAAAATTCTTTACCTTCAGAACCTTTAATAACGTTATTGGGTCGTTTTACAAATGGATATACAATATAATAATGAGAACCAATAACTTCATTACCTATATCCGGATGAGCTATTTTATCCATCCAGAAAGCACATTTAGAACAGACATTTCGTTTACTCATAATACGCAAAATATCTCCCGGAGGATTACATTCATCCAGGTTCTCCAGCGTATTACATAATTCACAAGTAATGATGATGGGTGGGGATACAGACAGTCCCCTCTTTTGTTGTATAAACATGGTCAATTTTATTTATCCGATTATGGAATAAGGATAGGGGCACATGTCGTGCAAATCAAAATGTAAAATGTAGCGAAGAAGTTAAAGACGGATAGAATCGAATATAGAATTTATTTCATCTTCTCTAATGCAGATGTATATTTTAGTTATTTCAATGTTAGAGTGATTGAATATCCTGTTCAATAGTAACAATGCTTCTGACTTGTTTTCGCTTGTATCATAAACATATCGTCCAAATGTTTTTCTAAAAGTATGCGTAGAAAAATTCTCTATATCCAATTTATATTTAGCCTTCCATTCTTTCATTATCCGATTAAGATATTGGGAAGAGATAGATACTCCTGTAAATTTGCTTTTAAATATTAATTCATTCGGATTAGGGCGTTTAAGCAATATATAAAGTTCCTCTATTCTCGTTTGAATACTTAAATTAAATGGGATTTTTCGTACCTTTCCAGTTTTCTTCTCAATTTTAGTCAATGAACCTTTATGGAGAATATCAGCCCATGCTAAAGACAATACATCTGATACTCGTAGTGCAGTGCAGAATGCCAGTCGAGCATATAGTTCCCATAAATATTGCCGATCCTTGTGAAGAAGGCGTAGTAATTTCTTATATTCTTCCATAGGAAGATAATCACTTTTAGTTAACTGATTTTTCTTTGCCATAATTATATCAATTCATTTACTCTATGCAAAAGTATGATATTACATCCAATTATACAAATTTAGAAGCGATTAATATCAATTTAAATCAATATTAATCGCTAACACATTATAATACAATAATTTAATTATTAAAAATTTCATAGAATTCTTCAATTGATAAAATTGGTATCCCCAATAATTTGGCCTTGGACATTTTTGATGAGTTGGCAGATTTGTCCTTCACCACCAAATGTGTTGTTTTTTTAGACACCCCACTAACAATTTTTCCTCCTTCGTTGGTGATTACTTCTTCAAGATTACTATCTCGAAATCCTGATACACAGATGGACAAACCTTTACATTTACCTTCCAGCACAACGGTCTTTGGGGACAATTTGTAAGGTATTTTAGTTTCCTCTAAAAAGGCCATAAATGGAAAATACCCTAACAATAAGTTTTGTACAGTTATAGGACAATTTTTAAAGTCTTCGCTTTGAACATCCGGTTCGTGATTGATATACCACCCTTGACAGAACGAGCATAAATCCTCATCATCCATTTCATCCAATATTTTTTGGGCCTTTATTTTTCCTATTCCTTTAAAGCAATCGCTGGCTTGCATTAAAGTCGCCAAATCAACTCCTTGCATGATTTTTCTGTTATTCTCCAATATTATATTTGAAATACTGTCTCCGAATCCTTCGATTTTTATCAGATCGTTAAAAGTAACGTTAAGAATCGCCGGTATAGAAGTAAAGCCTGCATTGAATATTTTGGATAATGTTTCTTCTCCCATATTTTCAGCCCCACATGTCAAATAGAAAAATATAATTTTAGCTAATTGAACACCTGGACAACTAGGATTAGTGCAACACAGTTCTATGTGATTCTCATTCCACATAGTCGATGAACCACAATGAGGACACTCTGACATTTCATCCCATAATTTTTCTTGTTCTTCTTGTGTTGCTGGGCTAAGAGTTGATAGAATCTTAGGAATTACCCCTCCAGAACGGGTAACTAATATTTCAGCCCCCTTCGCTATTTCGTGATCATTAATCCAACCGGCATTATATCCAGTAGGATTTTCCATGTTACAATCTCCAGTATCAACCATTTCAATATTGACCACAGGTTTAAGGGCACCTGACTTACTGACTTTCCATACAATACCCTTAACTGTTGTTTCAAAAGATTCTGTAAAATCTGGATGTTTGTAGGCAATAGCATATAATGGATTTCCAGATGTTTGATGTCTGCCAATAACTTCCCATAAGCGCAAATCATCAACATAAATTACAATACCATCAATTGGGTATATCTTACTCCACTCTTTGAATAAATTCATCAGTAGCTCTTCATTTAGTTCATCTATAAAAGCGAAATGGTAAAGATGCTCTTGTTGATAGATATTACAAATAGTTTCTATCAGACTATGGAAGTTGTTATAATCATGTAGGGAACTCTCATCCACTCCATATCTGAAGAAAGAAGCGTGTTCAAGATAATCACACGGCTCATCTCTATTTAAAAGACCGGCAGCTGTATTACGTGGTGATTTAAAAATATCTCCTGTGAATTTAGAACGTTTTCCATGAAAATGTTGCTCCCAATCACTTCTGTTGATGACAAATTCTCCAAAAGTATAATGAAAACTGCTGGCCGGATTATAACATTGAGTGGATGCTTGATAATGGTTAGTACAATCTTGCCCTTCATTTTCTATCCCTCCACGAGAATATGCCTCACCAGTTAATTCATTATATAGTAGAGAAAGACCATCCAGCTTAGGCATACATACTACACCTGCATTTCCTTTCAAGCCTAAAGACATATACCATTTTTTAAGTTCTGATATATCCTTTACTTTATTTAAAGATTTCATTGGGATTGGCAAAGCCCGTTTTCGGGTTTCAGACACAAAAGCGGGTTCGGTATGTTTGAACCATTCATTGTCTGGATCAAGTGTTTTTAATAGTTCTATTTCTGCATCATACTCCGCATCTGAAATTTCTGGCGCACCCATACGATACATTTTATTGTGCCGCTTAATCATATCAAGCAACACATCTTTTGTTTCAACTGTAAAATTAAGCTCCATATCCTATAATATTTATAAATTAAATTAAATAATGGGGCACATAAAACGTACCCCATATTTCTTATTTTATTCCAGAATGCCCAAATCCTTGTTCACCGCGTTCTGTGGCCTCTAAATCTTCGATTGAAGAAACAGGCTCCCATTCTGCTTGTTCATATTTAGAGATAATCATTTGAGCAATCCGTTCCCCGTCATTAACAGTAAACGGCTCTGTTCCATGATTAATAAGAATTACACCTACATCACCTCGATAGTCGGCATCCACGCATCCAGGAGAATTAAGACAAGTGATTCCTTTTTTAAGAGCCAATCCACTTCTAGGCTGAATTCTTGCTTCAAAACCTTCTGGAAGTTGTATGTGTAATCCTGTTGGAACCAATACACGTTCTCTAGGATTAATAGTAATTGGAGCATCAATATTTGCTCTTAGGTCCAGTCCTGCTGATTGCTTAGTTGCGTATTGAGGCAACGGATGTTTTGATATACTATAAACTTTTACTTTCATACGTTCTATTGTTTTTATTATATTTCCATTTTTTACGATTCATCGCCATCGTGGGATATGTCTGACGTTCGATACCACATAATTTGTCATATTCCTCTAACTTTAATGAACCTATATCTGATAATTCTATTTCAACATCACTGCCTATATATCTAAAATAATACATACCATTGGAAATCAATGTACCGACACAGGCCTTAGAAATATTTCCAGGCTTTAAACCGCTGATTTTAGCTGCCTCATTTACTGAAGCAGCCATAAGAGCCAATGTTTTTCTGCGATTAAATATTAAGACAGCTTTGGGTTTACGAAAAATCTTCTCTGCCATCCCAAATTTGTTTGAGCAATTCTGGAGGAAGCCTTTTCTTTACCAACGAAATTAAATGTGTATCTGACACAACAACTCCAGTAACAAACATTTCGTCTATTATTTCATTGATATATGCGCAGAATTGCGGATCAACATAAGATAAAAACGGATAGCATAAACATCCGTCAATTAATTGATGCCCCTCCGTGTTGATTGATACCAGTTTCTCTAAAGGCAACTTGTAAGTTTCTGCAATAGCCTTGATTTGGAAATCAAACTTATGAAAGAAGTCTTCTATGCTTAATTTATTGTCGGGGTCTTTAGATTGGAGATAATATGTAGCATCAAAAATTCTGCTACCATCAAAATGAGTTCCAAAAAGGAGATTAGGAAATTCCGGGAGTGAGACTTCTGTACATTTGATATTTATAATTTTCCCGGTTCCCTTAGGAGAAGTCATTATACCCTAATGTTGTTTTGATGAGTTTCAGGTGTAACCATGACCGATTGTGCTTTGTCATATTTGACATTGCGAATAGTATATTCACGTGTTTCCCCAGCCTGTTTTAAGTAAGTGCGAATATTTTCTATCGCTTCAGATGAAGAATAAGCCGGTACATAAATTGTACTGTTGGAACTTTTGGTTTTACCAGTCTTTTCGTCCACATCATAATAAACAAGAGATACTTGATACAACCCAACTTCTGTATCTTCACTTTCTTCAAAAAAATAGGATATTAATCCACAAATTAGTTCAGTATCAGTAGCAAATGTATCGTTATAAGCAACTTCTGAAATTTTGGTGCGGACAATTTCTACATCCACATCACCAAACTCATCTTTTCCTTCAGCCAACTTATATGCGATTTGTTCTGCTTCGGTATAGCATGTAGCCATTACCAGATCTTCTGATTTGATGGGAACAATAGCACCTAGATCATTTGTGCCCTTGTATGCCATCTTAATGCGAAAATAATTAAAATCTTTACTCATTTTAATGACGTATTATTTGTTAAACATTAAATTATCGACGCAAAGATATTTTATTTTATCATATTGACAATACAAAATTATATATTTAACACATATTTTATAGCTATATATCTATAATACTGATATTTACAAATTTAAAATTATAATACATATACTCCTACCTTATCATATATATAGAAACCAACTTTAGACTCGCTATCTATTCTTTCAAAAACTCTTAATATGAATGTAATTAGTGCAGAAACAACATTTCACGGCACTCCTTTAGAAAGCATATTTAAAACTAGCAAAAAAACTATTCAAGAATATGTTAGGGAGATTGACCGTCATTGTAGATACAAATCCATTCAATCCCAAGTAACACGCGGGGTTGTTTTAGATGATCGTGGTCCACTGATAGATTTATACGAAGCATGTGTAGAGCAGGATGCTCATTTACGTGCAGTATTAGAAACTGTAGAATCACAGATTATAGGCGAACGATACATGTTGGCAAGACAAAATGAACGAGGAAAATATATTAAGGATGTAGAAGAAACCAAAAAGATACAAGGTTCTCAATTCACTAAAATCATAAAAGGTATTGTTGAAGCCAAATGGTACGGTTACACCTTATTAGAAATAATGCCTGATATTAATCCTTTAACAGGAAAGCTAGCTGAAGTAAATATTATTGAGCGAAGAAATGTATTGGCAAGTCAATTACGAGTTGTGCAAAGACAAGGGCAGTGGAATCCTGGATGGGATATTGCTTCATCGCAATACTCCAAGAATTATATACTTATTGATAATGGTGACTTGGGGCTATTCTCTGCAACTACCCCAACTATCCTTGCAAAAAAATTCACTCTTGCTAATTATGTTAATTTTAGTCATACTTATGGTCAACCTATCATACATGGTAAGACTGAATCAGAAAGCATCCAAGATCGACAACGATTAGCACAAAACATTGCAAATGCGGCTCAGAATAAAATAATAGTCACAGGATTGAACGATGATATTGACATTAAGACATTTACAATGTCAAATTCCGAACACATATATACTAGTTTAATAAATTTTGCCAATACAGAAGTTTCTAATCTAATAGTTGGCTCTGAATCTATGGCTGGAGCAACCCAATCTTATGTTGGATCAACAAATGCTCACCAAGACATTTTTCGGGAGCGCATAGAAATGTATCGCGGTTTCATTGAAAATGTAATGAATGAAGAGATCGTTCCTAGATTAGTATCTATGGGATATATCAAGCCGGGATTAGAATTCAAATATGCCAACCGTGTAGAAATGAGTAACAAAGACAAGATTAGCTTATATTCTTTTATTACAGATAAGTATGAAGTATCAGCAGATGAAATCGAAAAAGAATTTGGTATTGTCGTAGGGAAACAATTTAACGCTATATCGGAAATGGCAAGTAATAGCGGGAGCATAAATGGAAGTTCCAATGATAGACGCATTATGTCCGATGAAGAATATTACAAAAGATATGGGCATAGGCGTGGTGAACGAAAGAATTCAAGCAACGTTGAAAATTTTCTAATGGAAGGAGAATAAAAGATAGCACTTCTCCTTCCGTCCTTGCAGAATCTAAATCGAACAAAGATGAAGAGAATGCTGAATACCTTGCTATCTACGCTGTTTTCCAGAAGTTTTTACAGGACTATGGCAATATAGAGGATCGTTGGGATTTATTAGAAGAAATGATGACGTTACGTGCGGAATTTGCATTGAATCATGCAATCAAAGGTTTTGGTATGGACTTTGAAAAAGCACTGGAATTACTTCGTAATCACAATGATGGATTAACCAAATTAGAAAAAGAGCAACGTAATATATTAGTAGCTGCATTAGATAATCTTGTTGATTTTGCAGTAGCTGAAGAATTTCAGATGTCGGAGAACCTTCCAGACAATTTTAATATTACCAATGAAGTAGATCTGGCAGAAGCTGAAAATATTTTTCACAGATACAATAGCATATACGCGAATATTGAAAACGAAGATATTGAATATGCGATGGGAATTGCTGCTGGTTGGATTTTGTATAGCAATAATACAGTGTTAACATATATGACACAGGGAGATAATAGGGTGCGCCCTTGGCACCTTGCATTAGAAGGGACTAGCTACCGCAAAGCATCTTTCCCAGCATGGTTAATCCCCCCAATTGAACATGGATGCCGTTGTTTTCTAGTAGAAGAAAGTGCTGACGTTCTCAACCAATCCAAATTATCACAGGTGATGGGACAAATTATTGAGATGCCCGATTTTGTTAATCCAGTATTTAAAGAAAGTGTAGCAAAGGGTGGGCGAATATTTAGTGATGCACATTCATACTTTATTATTCCTAAAAAGCATAAAAAGAGGCTGCGCACCATTGCTAATAAAATTAAGGACAAATGGCTGGAAAAGTAATAACTCCAAGACAATTAGCTCAACAATGGTTGAGATTGCCTAATAAATTTGAAGTTAATGTATTCAATTTTGAAACATTGGTAGGTAATGCCGCAAAAAAAATATTTAGAGACTCTTTTTATCTCCGGCGGTTCAATTCAGCCGGAACTTTTTCTTGGCAATCCAGACGTGATCATAAGCCACACCCTATATTGGAAGAAACAGGAGCATTAAAACATTCAATAGTATGGGAACGCTTTCATTCTAATAAGAATCGTGGTGTTAAATTATTCACAGATCCAGACATGTTCAAATTTAGTAATAGGCAATATGGAAGAAACTTTTGTTATGCAGCAATACATAATGAAGGAGGGAAAATTGCCAAACCCGGTTCTCCAGCATCCTATATTAGACAAAGGCAATTTATAGGATATTCTACAACCGTAGTTGATAAAATTTCATCTTACAGTATTCGTATTTTTGATGGCTTTCCAAAATGATAGTAGATAAGTATAAAACAGATTTACCAGACAGTTTAAAAGACACACTTGCAAAAGACACCTCTCCCCTTCCCGATGATGACGATACTACTTTGGAGGAAGTAGACAACAACCCTTTAGAGGATGTGTATTTAGCTGTAAAACGTGTATTAGAGTCCTTACATACAGACCCTAACGATAATAATTCGCCTAAACTATTCCAAACTGTAAAAATAGATAACGGACAGTTTGAACGTATTGTTCGTACTCGTGGTAATACAGAATATGCTATACCTTTTCCTGCGGCATTTATTCGGTTTGTAAATGTACGTTATTTAGTTGCCCAACAAAGAATTGGAGAAGGGCGTGCCACTATGCGTATCAGATTTGTACTTAATGATTTAAACAATAGTGACGATATTGTTGAGACACATGGATTTCGCGTTTTTCAACAGATTAATGATGCAATTCAAGATGCGAAAGATTACGAAGAAGCATTAAATGAACGTTGCAATCTTACCTATTTTGATATGCCGGAATCTTTAGATCATGGGCTACAGCCATACTGGATTGACTACGAGATATGGTTTAGAACATCTTCTTCTTTCCAGTATCGCAAATGGGTAGACAGGTATTTAGTTATGCCCCCATTCACTAACCATTCTGATGCACCAGAACATGATTCAGAAGCACATGGTAATCACAAGGAACCTAAAATCGAAGATGTAGCTAAGTATGAACCTTCTGTAGAAATGCCTTCAACTGCTCCTCCAACCGATCAAGTCGAATAACAAACTTACAACCATTAAAGAAGCTGATACCTATTCTTGTGAAAAAGCTCAAATGAAAGTAGATGAATTAAAATATGTAGTTGGAGAAGCGCAAGAAGCAAAGCCGGTATATATGCGCTTCTATGGCAAAATTGACGAAGAGAGCACACGTAATTTCAATGATGAATTTTTATGGATACAAGATTACGTTAAACCCTCGAAAATTGTAATCAGCATTAATAGTGAAGGTGGAAGCGTTCTGTACGGAATGGGAACATTCTCCATTATACAGCAATGTCCCATTGAAGTTGAAACAATTGTAGAAGGATTGGCAGCATCAATGGCTTCAGTACTGTGGGCGGCAGGAACTCGTTCTTACATGCGTGACTATTCTATTTTAATGATCCATAACCCCTTCATACGTGACGAAAACTCACGCAACCCAGACAATGAACAAATTGTAAATGCTTTTCAGAAACAGATTGAGACCATATATCATAAAAGATTTGGTCTGACGAAAGCTAAGGTTCGAGAAATCATGGATGGCAAAGAAGGTTGTGATGGAACTTACTTTGATGCAAAATCTGCCGTAAACGCCGGTATATTATCAGCAGAATGTGTTTTAAAAACCTCTAAACAGGTTTGTAATAAAGTAAAAGATCAAATTGAAGGAGTAGTGGAAGCGAACGCCCTTCAAAAAATCATGGCTTCTATCAATACAGAACTGGGCAATTTTAAACCACTTGATGATTCCAGTTCTATTCCTAATCAAAATCAAATAGAAAATTCAAATTCACAAAAAACAATGGACAAAGAACAAGAATTTGCATTTGGTTCTGTATGCGCCCAGCTTGGTTTGGAGAAAAACTCTGAAGTTTCAGCTGTTATTACCCGAATTGACGCATTGAAAAATGCGGAAAACAAGGCAGCAGAAATTCAGGCTTCATACAATGCTTTGAAAATTCAGAAAGAAGGATTGGATGCGCAACTTACCAATGTTCAAAACGAATTGACAACTGTCAAGAACGAATTGAAAAGTTACAAAGATGCTGAAGAAGCAAAACGTAAAGAAACTATCGAACAGTTCGTTGACAATGCAATTGCTGAAGGTAAAATCAATTCTGATGCAAAACCTAAATGGGTGGAAATGGCTCAAAACGATTTTGAGATGGTACAGGCAACACTGAATTCCATTCCAAAACGTGATAAAATTTCTGCTGAAATTGCAAATGATCCTGCCAACATTGAAAATGCAGAAAATCAGATGACCGAGGCAGAAAAGAAAATGGCTAAGGCTGTTGAAGCTGTCGTAGGAACAGATTTCCAATTTAAAACACTTGACTAAAACAAAATAACATAAACAACATGGCAAGTTCAGTAAATTTTGCGCAAAACACATATTCTGGTGAGGTCCTTAATGACCTCCTGACATATACCGCGCAAGGGAATGATACATACAAAGAAGGTTTGATTCATATCAAATCTGGAATCCAGTTCAAATACACCATCCCCACTATCCAATTGGGAAAAGTAATTCAAGATAACGTCCCCACTCCAAACTCAACTCATGGCGCAGGAGCAGGAACTACTGGTGGATTGAACCAATACACATTAACAGAACGTTACCTGGAACCGCAAGAATTCATGGTGTACCTTGAATTTAACCCCCGTGACTATGAAAAGTATTACAAATTTGCCCAGCCGGAAGGTAATTTGGTATTCCGTGACTTAGACCCCAAAGTACAAGCTAAAATGCTGCGCCTCTTGATGGATCGAAAGAATGAGTATATCGGTGAGTCTATTTGGTGCTCCGCAAAAGGTGGTTCAGCTGCCGCAAAAATTACCGCTCCTGAAGGTTGTACAACGATTGGAGGTGAAAATGCCGGTGGCCCAATGAAATACTTTGATGGTGCAATCAAACGTATTCTGGCAAATACCGCAACAAATGCAACAGAGGTAGAGAAAGCTGGTGGACAAGTTATTATTGCCGGTACTACAGAATTGAGTACAGGTGCCAATGTAGAAGCCGCTCTCAATGCTATGTGGAAGAAATGCCCGAAACAAATCCGTAAAAAAGCAGGACTGGTATTTGTATGTGGTTGGGATATTTGGGATTTATATGATCAATATCTAAGTGACAAAACAGTGAAATACTCCGACAACACTAAGGTTAACGAGTATCGTTTTAAAGGTAAGCGTATTGTACCTATTGTCGGCATTCCAGAACATACTATCGTACTCGGAGAATTTACTACCGGCATGGAATCTAACCTGTGGATGGGGGTTGACTATGCAAATGACGCTGAAGTAGTAAAGGTTGAACGGCTACAAGCTAACAGCGAATTGTATTTCTTCCAGATGCGAATGAAAATGGATGTAAACATCGTTCGTCCGGCAGAAATCGTAGCATGGACCGCTTACAAAAATGCAGAATAACAAATTGAATTAAATATCTCATCATAGTTTATTACAAGGGAGTGGAGTCGGTACTCCATTCCCTTTTTTAATTTAAGTTATGGCTAGAAAAAAGAATACAGAAACTCCGGTTACAGAAGAGGTTAAAACACAAGATCCTACAGTTACTTCAGAAACACCGGTTATTTCAAATGAAGAATCTGAAAAACAAGAGCAAGACACTGTTGAAACTCCAGATACCTCCTCTATCAAAGAGTCTTCTCAAAAACCTGAAAAAAAAGACAAAACAAAAGAAGAGGATGAAATACCAGAATTCGTAAAAGAACTATTACAAAAATATCCTGGCTATCCAGCATTGTATATTGATTCCAAAGGTGGTGTATTCACCGCAGATGCACAACCTAATTGGGTGAAGGATGCTATTCTTTATCAAAATCCGTATTACAAACAATAAAATTTACAAATATGGCATTAGGTGGCGTTTTTATGAGTGATACCGATGGAAACATTGGAACAAGCTCTACAACCTCAACTGAAAAAGTCACAGGTTTGCTGTTTGATATTTCCAAACAAGCTAAATTCTTTGAAGAAGGTGCTGGTTTGGCCGTAAAAGACAAATTACAAGGTAATGTTATTGAAATCAATTCTATGGATGATTTGAAAGAACTTGGCATTACCGCATACTCCGGTGACACAGAAAAGGATTTACTGTTTGGAATTCCTTATTATCATATCAATCATTTCTTTGGAATACAAGGAAGCACAGGACGTTTGTTTATCATGTTTGCAGACTGTGGTATAGATTGGAATGCTATAGAACAAATGCAACGTGCAGCACATGGTATGATTAACCAACTCGGTGTTTGGACTGAACAATCGTTGTGGAAACAAACAGATCCGGAAGCAGAAACATATAGCATTGACCTAGTTACAGATCTGCAATCCAAAGCTGCATCTTTAGCTGATGAAAATGCTCCTTTATCAATCTTGTTATGTGCAAATTCCGCAGTAATTGCAACAGCTGAAGAATCTGTGAAGAAAGTAGAACTGGGTAAAATACCGACATGTGTTATTAATGCTCGGTTTGTCAGTGTATTACTTGGTCAGGGATTAGACGCTGATGTATCAGCTATGCAGCTTGCTAACCCAAATCTCACTCCTGTAGGAAATATTGGAGCTGCACTCGGATGTATCGCTTCGGCAAGCGTACAAGAATCATTCGCATGGGTAAATAAGTTCAATTTGATTGGTTATTTCCCAGATATTGAAATGGGATTCGGAGATGTCACTTTAAATAGCGAGGATAAGTTAACAAGTACATTAAAGTACTCATCTTTGAATAAAATCCAATTAGATGATCTGGACGATAAAGGATATGTTTTCTTGTGCAAATATTCTGGTTTGGAAAGTGGAGTTTTTTTCTCTAAAGACCAAACATGTTCAAGCGGAGATTACCGAACAGTTGCTAGAAACCGTACAATTCATAAGTCAAGACGCGCTGTACGTAACGCATTATTGCCTTATGTCAACTCTCCGTTGAAAGTAGACCCCAGCACTGGATGTTTGTCTTCTGCAAAGATTACGATGTTTCAAAACATTGTTTCTGACATTCTCACAACCATGCAGAATAATGAAGAAATCTCTGGTTTTTCTGTAACAATTGATAAGAATCAAAATGTATTAAAGAATGATACACTGATCATTAAATATTCACTTGTTCCGGTTGGTGTAGCGTCTCGCATTGAAGTAACCGAAGGCTTGGCATTAACCAATAAATAATTAACAAGATGGCAATAATTAACAATGTAGCATACAGCTGGTCAATGATCCGCATTTCCATACCAGCATTGGATATTTCTGAAGAGTCCACCATCATGCAAGGAGTTTCTGAAATCAAGTGGAACAAGACTCGTAAAGTTGAAAAGAACTACGGTATTGGAGGAAATGCTATCAGTCGTGGTTTTGGCAACAAAACCTGTACAGCCTCCATTACAATGGATTATAATACCGTTTCCCAACTCCGAGCATTGGCTGGTTCTTTAATGGATTTGGGAGAATTTGACTTGATCATCTCATTTACTAATGCTTATGCCGGTGAAGACTGGACCGCCGAAACTGTAACGCTAAAGGGATGCCTCTTTAACGAAGACGGAATGGAAAGTAAACAAGATGATACAAACATTACAAAAGAATTCAATTTGAATCCTTTCGATATTATCACAGGAGAAGGAACTAGTTCTTGGCTATAACTCTGATATATCATGCAATAAAGGCGAGTAAAAACTCGCCTTTTCTTATGTAAAAAAGGGAAGACCATTTTTTCAACAGTTTCCCTTTTACATCCCTACATAGAGTACACTCGAAATTAATCTCATGTACTACTATTTTCATGCAAAAATAATAACATAAAATGAAAAATAGAAGTCTAACCAATAAAAATATACAATCATTCAATATTTAACATTTTAAATGCAATACCAATAAACCAACAATTTCCAGAACTCCTATTCTTGGATAAACATCAATAATCATAATTATAATGGAAAATGTAAACGAAGACCTTTTCTTGCCTGAAGATATTCAGACCGAGATTGAAAAGAAAGTAAAAGAGCTGAAAGATTCAGATCCCAAACTAAAACGTGTATTCCCGATTTTTGTGGAAGGAGATGAAGACGAAGGCGAAAAGCCATATTATATCGGTTATTTTAAACAGCCGCCTTTCCCGACATTCAGTAAATATTTGTCCCTCTCCCAAAAGGACCAAGCCGGTGCCATGCGAGAATTGGCAAAAGATTGTTTTGTCGATGGCGACAAAGAACTGATTAAAGATGATTCCTTATTCATCTATGGCTTAATGCCACACCTGGCTCAAATCATCGAGTTGCGCAAAGGAAAACTCGTAAATTTATCAAAAGCTGGGAAGTAAAAGACGATCAACTTATTCGTCATAGACTGATATTTATCCGTCATTATTTTCCCAGCGTAAACCTTGATGAGTTAAACGATGAAGAATTTGCAATGCTTTCTGAAGATGCCGTATGGCTCCACAGCAAAATGCTCATAACTCAACAAGCAAGTGCACTTGGAATGCTTGCGTAAAGTGTCTTATTACTCGTTTTTTCTACGTAGCCCTTTATCCTCTGTCGGATAAGGGGCTTTTTCAATCTTTCAGGGTACCAAACCGCTATTCTTTAGAAAATCAAAATACAAAAAGATGGCAGAAAATTATATTGTTAATTATCAGATAAACGTTAACTCTAACCCAGCTTTAGAGTCTATACGCAAATTTCAGCAAGCCACAGCTGAAATGGAAGCATTAACAAAGCGATTTGATGTTGTTGCAAAAAGCATCGGTAAGGTTAATTCAGCATTGGCTTCTATTAAAACTAAGCCTATCAATATACAGATTAACACAAGCGCGGCAGAAGCTAGTTTAGAACGTGTTTTAAAGCAATTAAGCAATATTAAATCACAGGCAAAGACTGCATTAAATGGAGTAATGGGTAAACCTTTATATTCTACTTCGGATATAAAGAAACTGGAGCAGGCTATTAATTCTATAAACGGCAAAACTATAGAACCAAGAGCAAGTACAAAAAAAGCGATAAATAGCCTTGACTTACTATTACAGAAGATTGAGCAGATAAAGTCAAATAGCAAAATAACTATCACCGCAAGTGCAGCTGGAGCATCCAAAGCTGTTGCTGGTGGCATAACTAAAAGTAATATTCCTGCTTCAACAGCACGACAAGTTGGAGCGGGACATAGTACCTATCTATACCCTTCTACCCGGCAAGTATTGGGACCTACATACGCAAATACCGGAACGAATGTTGCGGGCGAAATGATTAAGGGTATGGGAATTGCCTATGGACTTAGCTCTTTAATGTCTGGGGTAACTTCTGTATTTAGAGATGCTTCTACCTATGATAATATAGCCAAAACGACAAAGAATATCCTCCAGACTCACGATAAAGGTGTAGGGTTTGAAGGTCGGTTTAATGAAATGAACCAGCTCATGCGCCAAGTCGGTGTTGAGACTAAATATACAGCCCCACAAGTTGCATCAGCTGGAAAATTCTTAGCTATGGCAGGATATGATGTCGATCAAATAAAACATGCCATCCGGCCTATATCTGATATTGCACTTGTAGGTGATACAGACTTGGGAGAAACAGCAGATGTTGTAACAAACATTATGACCACTTATAAAATCCCAGCAAAACAAATGGATAACACAGCTGACATTCTTACGATGACGTTCACAAAAACGAATACAACATTGTTAGAATTAGCTGAATCATTTAAGTATGCAGGTACGGTAGCTCATCAATCCGGGTTAGATTTTGAAACAGCTTCGGCAGCTTTGGGCGTATTAGGTAATGCCGGTTTAAAAGGTTCTCATGCAGGTACAACATTACGCATGATGTTACTAAACATGATGAATCCAACCAAAAAAGGACAAGAAGCATGGGATATACTAGGTATTAGTCCCAAAGACAAAAATGGTAATCTTCGGAATCTCACTGATATTTTGAGTGATTTGCACAAAAAACAACAAAGCATGAGTTCCGGTGACTTCACAACATTAATTAATAAGATGTTTCGAGTTACTGCGGCTCCAGGTGCATTAGCTTTGATAAATAATGTAGAAGATGTGCAAAAAACCACAGAGCTTAATCGGCATTCAATGAACCTAGCATCCGACTTGGCTGACGAAAAGAAAAACACCATACAAGGTCTTTGGTATCAGATGACCTCGGCATTTACAGAAACTGGAATGCAAGGGTTTGAACAAATGCAAGGAGTAATCCGAGACTTCCTGCAACGCATGATTGAGTTAATGAAATCCACAGAATTTGCGACTGCATTGAAAAATGCAATGGACATGTTCTTGAAAATCGCGAATGTTGTTATTGATGTGTTTAGAGGCATTATGAATGTTTGGAATTGGACACCTGATTGGCTCAAAAATGGCATTGTATGGTTTGTTAAAGTTCAAATGATATTAGGAGTTATTGCTGGTATTGGCCAAAGCATATTAAGTACCTTCATTATGATTAGAGGCGTATTGTTTGGAAGTTGGATTTTGGGTATGAAAAATTTTGCAGGTTTAATGCAACGTACATTAAATTATATGATACAATTATACGCATTTAGTAGACATACCCAAATAGGACGTATTGCTTCTATTAGACAAGCTATTGGTCGTGGAATTTTTGGAAGAGCCGGTTTATTAGGAGGTGGCACAGGTGTTGCAGGAGCTGCTGTATCTACAACAAATATCAATACAAGTGCCGCAGGTCCCACACTCGCAAGTATAATAGGAACAGTAGGTAAATGGCTATTCACGACTCCATTGGGATGGGTAGCTGGAGCCACTATCGGTATAGGAACATTGGTTTATAAAATATATCAAGCACATAAAGCTACAGAAGCGGCTCGCCAAGCCAATGAAGCATGGGCACAAAGCTATCGTAATTTGAATATTGACAAGTTAAATCTGTCCGACCCAGATGCCTTAATGATTGGAAATATGCGTATTTTTAATAATGAATTGTTAACCCAAAACGAGCGTATTGCTCAATCCGCTGAATTATGGCATCGTTACTGGATAGAAAAGAATGGTCAAAAACAAAATGTAGACGATCAAACCAAATTCTTTGACACAGCCGCAGGTAGAGACCCGGAATTACTAAAACGATTAGAAGCCGCAGACCAATGGACAGGTGTAGATAAAGCCTTCCAGTCATTATCCGGCGCACTGGGAATGAAACAGACTGTCAAAAAAGGTCTGAACGGTGAAAATTATTATGCGTATGAGTTACATGGCCGTACTTTAAGTGGAACCAATACTAATATTTTTGCAAAAAACGGAGATATAAGCGAACAAGTGGCTGTCCAAATGATGCTGGCCCAATTAGCAGACCATAATTCTAAAGAGAATATGGCTTTGAGCAAATATCTTTTGCATAACGCTGTGTCTGCTAATAGTTCAGAAGATTTATCAAGAATATTAGATAATGCAGCAGAGCGTTTTATACCTAAGATGAATAGTTGGGATTCTCGATGGGACTGGATTAGCACAGAAACATTCCATGACGAGATGACTGAAGGTGATGTGCATCGTTCACAAGCATATATCCGGCACCTTATGCAAATTATGCAGAAAACAATAAATACATGGAATGATTTTGCTTCTGTGTTAAAAGATGCCGATGCAGGAAAGACTATTGATCCAATGAAGATCCAAACTGTATTGCAAAACCGTTTCGGACTTTTGTTTGATACTAAAGCTGGTCTATTTGGAACTGAAGGATGGTTGAAGTATGTACAGGATATATACAATAACCCCTCTAAATTTGGATTACCTGAAAAATCTAATGTTAAAGAAATTTCCGGTCATATCACAAAAACATTTGATGATATTTTAGCCTTTTACAATGAACTTGATGTTAAATACAAACCACTTTTTGCCCCATTTATAAATAAATCTTCTTTCCAAAATATACTTAAAAATGGGTACGAACTTCCTACGGGCGGTTTTTATGGTCCACAGAAAGAAGGTGATAAAGCGATTTTTGACGGGGCACAGTATATAGCTAAAACAATAGCTCCATACGCTACTCCACAGTGGGTAGATAAAAGTGGGAAAATATATACCCCTAAAAATGCTAAAGATACATTTAAGTGGGACCCTACGACTGGTAACAAAGAGCAAGATTTAGCTTCCAGCCTTCATAAGGGAGCTGACCAATCTCAATATAGGAGTCATAATAATTATAATGCAGCTCCTAAACAACTGATAGTACGAATAGAAAATCTAATGCGCGTGGATCATCAAACAATTGATATGACAGATGATAGACAAGTTGCGGCAATAACAAACGTAAAACAAGAATTAGCAACCGCCTTGTTAGATGTAGTTCAAGATTTTAATGCAAATATGATGTAATATGAGTTTTATAAGCTCTACATTTTCTAATTTAACGATTAATGTTGGTAAAGGGCTGGCAAACACCGGTGTGAATGCCGCCCTTTATGCAGCTAACTATAGAAAAAGAGATGGACAATTGAAATTTATATCCAATAGAGGATATAGTAATGTATTTGTTTATGCAGCCAAAAGAACGATGATGCAGATGACTTTTGCCACCATCAACGATCTTTATCCCAAATATATACGCCAGTTGGACAGAAAGAATGCCACCGCAGCCTATCAGAAGAACCAAGGTCAAGAGCTTCAGAAAATCATAACGAACGGTCAGAAGGCAGATGAAGATACCTTTAATAAACAAGGGGTTGTATTAAAGTATCAGGGCAAACCTGCCAATGAAGGTTTACTCCTTTGGATTAAAAATGAAAGTGGCCAAGTTCAAACGGTTCAATTCAATACTTATTGGGATAAAATAAAAGGATTGAGCAATGAAGCTGCTGCCAGTTCATCACTTAACACTGCTACGGAAGTAAAGGTGCCAGGCGATCCTGTTTTCTTAGACTTAGGTGCTATAGTGCAAGTACAAAGCTCTAACAATCTTGTATTAACCAAGGTACAAGGAAGAGATTATTCACGTAAAGAATTGATTTCAGGAGGCGATATAAATTTTACTGTAACAGGAAAGATTGTTAGCAATTATCCAGATGTATATCCGTATGCAGAAGTTTCCAAATTTATAACATTGATGCAACATAAAGGAGTTATCCAGGTATTTAATCTCATGTTTCAACAGTTCAATGTGACACAAATTCTGATAAAAGACTTCAATATGGGGCAAAATGAAGGCTTTAAGAATGTTCAACCATATAGTTTTACATGTGTTGCCGTTGAACCGGATGACGCGGTTAATGTAGTGCAAGATACCATAAATGGAACAAACCTTGAAATCTCTCAAATGAAAAAACAAGGTTGGGCCAAAGTTCTTCTTGATAAGGTTAAAGCATCTGCTGCTAATCAAGCCGCTCAAATGATTGAATCATTAACTTCTAACACCATTTAAGTATGAAACTTCCAGAAGCAATAATTGTAGATGGTAAAGAATGCCTTGATATATTGTGCTGTAAAATCCTAATATGGGAAGCTAATAGTGACGTTATAGAAATTAACGATCCAGATGAAAATAAATGCCTTGTTATTCGGGAATGTGAAAGTATTGAGATAAACGATACTTATAAGAAACTTATTAATTCAGCTTCTGTCAGATTCCCAAGAGGAACCGTAATTAAACGCACTATAACTTCCGAGAACATAGAAAAAGAAGGTGCAACCACTATTTATACAGAGCGTTTAATAGACGGTACAGTTGTAGAAAAGCGAAAAGGATATTCTACAGCCCAGCCGACTGATTTTAAGGTAGGACAACGCATCCGGATATATTTAGGCTATTATAAAGATAGAGGAAAGGTCTTCAAAAATGCGGCCGAGAGACTTCAGGCAATGGAGAAAGAGGCATTTGTCAAGAACGTTCCCGATTTTGACGGTTATATCGTAAAATGCAGTGTAAGCACACCTATTGAAATCAAATGTGAGAATCTGGCAAGTGGACTAAAACGAAAAAATGTCGTTAAATTAGGCCCAATGACTGTTACAGTAAACGATTTGTTGAAAGAGGGAGGAAAATACGATTTATTAAAAGGAACAGGGTTAAAATTGCATCCCAAAACAGCAGAAAGGGACATTAATATTGGCAAGATCCAGTTAACAGAAGATTTGACAGTTGCGGATGTATTAACAGAATGGAATAAATACGGGCTATATAGTTTTATTAGGAAAGATACAGATGGAACTCCTTATGTTATGGTAGGGCATACTTATTTATCAGGAAATGTTGCCAGCTCTATTTTAAATACAGATGGAAGTTCTGATACTCCTCAAATACAATTTAATTATCATGTAGCCCAAGATAATTTAACTTTGATGAATTGTGATCCCCGATATTTAGCGGTCTCCGCTGAAGGATTCAAGTTTGAGGGTAACAAACAAATCAAGTATAATGTAACAGTTCGTTTAAATCCAGAATGGACCGGACAAAATGATACAGAACATAAGAAATTCCAGATTCTGAATGAAACAAAACTTAGCAAGAAATCCCTAAAACTTGGAGCTATCCCCAAATCAAAGACTAAGGATAGAGTAAACCTAAGTGCGTACAACGTTATCCCTTATGTATCATCAAAAATTGGCATTAGCGAGGACGAATTAATAAAAGAAGCCGAAGCCTTTTTTGAAGGATATAATAGAAATGGCGTTGAAGGTAGTATTACTATCTTCGGAGATTTACACAGAACTAATTTAGGCATGAGGCATTTGGAATCTGGAATGAAAGTCGTTTTACTTGATAAACGCGAACCTGAAAAACAAGGTTGGTATCTTATTGAAGAAATCAATACAAAATTTGGTGTTAACGGTTTTAGGCAGACTTTAAAACTCCCCTACTGTATTGCCAAACCAGAAAAAGAATAAAACTATGGCAGATAAAATTACAAGCGATTTAAGCGCAAACAGTGCTATTTATGATGCTATACGACAAATTGCATTTCATAAATTGGTAAACCCGCGAAACAACGTTATAAAAAACACAGCCAAAATATCAGGTTTTGTTGTTAAAATACATACAGATGGAGAACTGTGCGGAACTGTTGATGTACAAGAATATACTCATACACTTACAGACAAACAGGCTATTGATGACGGGCTTCCAGTTGGTTTACATGAAGGCGTATATCTTTCAGCTATTCAAAATAATGAAAAAGGTTTAGTGGTTATCCCCTATCTTTATTCGGATGTCGTAATAACAACAGACCCTGAAACATTACGCGAATATGTTATTCAATACTCTCATGCAGACACAATACAAGTAGACGCGCATAACAAAGTAATTATTGGAGCAACAGAAACAAAAGAATGGGAAGATTCAGAGGATACTCCAGATGTAGATGAATTGGAAAAGACAGGTGTTCATGCTCACACGACTTATACCCCTGTTTCGATATTGTCGGAAGTTGCTAAAGGAGAAGGAGAAAGTGATAAAAGTATATTCAAAATAACCGCTGATGATATTTTATCCCAACATGATAAAAGTCAAATACTTCTTGATGCCCAACAAATTTTGGCAAAATATAATGCAAAAGAAATTATAATCAAAGAAGATGGAGTGTATTTGGGTAGCGGTAGTGCCAATGAACCAGCAGTACTTGGAAATCAATTAGCAACTTTATTGGTTGACTGGCTAGGAGCATTATCTCAAATGATGACCCCAACTATGATGGGACCTCAACCTCCAGCTAATTTGGCAAAGTTTGTATCCCTTCAAGCAAAAGTTAACTCCTATAAAGCATCTATATCAGGATTTTTATCAAAAACCGTAAAAGTGGCAGAATAATGGCAAAGTTAAATGAAGGTATATCACAAATTAAGAAAGGTAGTGCATTGGAAACAATGTACAATCGACTCTTAACAGGGATGGAACAAGCTTCACACGAAACACTTCCAGATTTTACAGGTTCGGATTATGTGGATGGTTATGTCGTGAATGAAGAAAAAATCAATCTTGAAATACATGAATATGAAAATATAACCAGAAAGAACTCTGCATATCTATTAGCAAATACTATTATAAGTAGTTTAAGCAGTGAAGAAGGCGGCGGAAGTGGCACCGGTGGGTTTGTTTCCATAAATGGTGACTCTATGGCCGGTTTATTAAAGGCATTGTATGGTTTTACAGCCGGAGACAATGGAATAAAAATATTGGATGTTTACCAAACGTCCGAAAGTAATCCACAAGAGCGAAAAAATATAGTTTCTATTAACGGTGAATTGCATCTCCCCACACATGGATTATACATTAACGGTTGTAATGTTATAAGTTATGATAATGATATAATCGCATTAAACGGCGATGTTATTTGTAGTGGATATATTAGACTTGGAGATTTAGAAATATCCAAGGATGGCATTAGCTATCAAGGAAACGAGTTTTATCATTCTGGGAATTCAAATAAAGAAGATGTAAACTGGACTATGAAAGACGGAACGCTTGCAGGAGATCTATCTGTAAAAGGTACAAGCACATTCCAATCTGGCATTACCGCCTTACATGGTGTAGATCTAGGATTTGATAATACAAGTGTATTGTCTATTTCTGCCAAGCGGTTAGCTCAATTAACAGGGGATTTGAATATTATAACAGGGGGCATACAATTTGATGGCGATTACATTATTCATGCCAAGAATAACAATGTTATCTCATTTTCTGCGTCTAACAAAATATTAAATTTGGGAGACAATAACACCAAGCAAATTAATCTGCAAACCAGTATTTATGATGATGACGGTGAATATGAAATGATTTCCAAATATGGTTCTGCATATTTCCCTGAATCATTTAAGGCAGGGCACAATTTAGGGAATATATTGATTGAAACATACAAAAAATCGTCTGAAGATTCTGGCGTAATATTCAGACGTTATATTAGATTAAAATCAGAAGATGGACCAGGCTTTTATAGTGATGGTGATAGCGTATTTTTTGAAGCTCCATTTAAATATAATAAAGTAGCTGATGACGATACAGTACAAATCTCTGAAATAATAAAATCATCATTTGGCTATGTAGAATCGTTAAGTTTATATGCCCCATTAAATCGAAAATCATCCAGCTTAATGTTTTCTACAGATGCTGATTTTTTTGTTTTTGACAAACCAATTGAAGGAAAAAAATCAATTGGAATAGCAGATTCTAAAACCCGTCTCCTCCCCAACGAGCTATTCTTTGATGATTCAATCTATTGGTTGGCTTTAGATAATGGAGTTAAGCACTATGGTAATGCCTATTTTGTCAACGACATAGGTTCTGTCACTTTTTCCAGTGGTTTTGCCGGAAATGGCTGGGGTATCATTCAAAACAAATTGACCGGCAACATCAGTGCAACATTTGATGATCTGACAATTCGTAAAAAAATGAGAATATATGAATTGGAAGTGCAAAAGCAATCAGTGACTAACGGGTCTTGGTGGGTCAGCGATGCCTGTTCTGGAGACTTAGTAGAAGAAATATCATAATGTCTGTATATAAATACAAGAAATATAAAATTTCTCTCCAGTCCGATTCTAAAAAGACACAAGGATTACGGACTGGGGATATAGTTAGAAGACAATATTTTGATGGAAAGAATCTTATTTATTCGTTAATGTGTGTATTGGATTATGGAATAGATAAGACTGTAGATCCTAATACAAATGATATTGTCGAAAAACAGTATTTCATCGGAGCACTGTTAGAAGGCGATGTGCCCAAAACAGAAGAAATCTTAGACTTTGCCAGAATTACCAATCTGTTTGATATAAATAGATCTGGAGCCATATATTTAACTGGGTCTGACGATAATGCCCCATATATGGATGTGATTGACGGTATTGGACGTAATGAGAGTTTGTGTTGGCCTTTAAATATTGCAACTCCTGATTATGAAGATTCCGAATCACAATATATAGTACGAGGAACAGAAGCAGTAACCACTGATTACATATTATCAGAAGCGGGCAATAATCGCATTTGTCATTTTAAAAGGAATGACGCTATATATTACGGTTTCATTGGTCTGCAACAAGATTTCTACAAATATGTTCAAAACCCCAACCGCGTTCTTATTTCATATAAAATCAAAGCCAATAAAGCTGTCAATTGTAAAGTTTCATTAGAATACCAAGATGGAACAAGAACAGATGGAGAAGAAACCACCTCTATTACAACAGATTGGCAATATAAGTTGCACACAATAACTGTCGATTATTCTGGACGTTATTTGCGAACAGTAAAACTGGATTTAAGTGAGATGTCTCCTTCAGATGAAGTTTGGGTGTCGGATTTCAATATTATCTTACTGTCTAGTGTTGCTAACTTTGGCGATGCCAGTAAAATACGTGTCGGCAAATTGAATGGAATAACAGATCCGGTATTTGGTCAATTAGAAGGATATGGAGGTTACTTACAGAAACTTTTTGCTTCAAAATCTGCTCATATTTCTGGAACATTAACTGCTGGTGATGAGAATGGTTTTGCTGCAACCTTTTATGCCGGAAAAATCCATAGGAATGTATTCGTTAATTCTTTAGATGTTAATTTTACATCTGCAATTACTATTGACACTCAAATAGAAAACCCAACTGGAATCGGCAATGTATATAGTGCCTCTAAAATCATAAGCATGATAGCCCAATCTGAAGAGTGGTTTGCGCAACATGTCGGGAAAAAATATACATTCTCTTTTTGGATATATGCGGGGCAAGCATGTCAATTATCTATTTTACAAAATGATAAAGCAATAGGAACCGTTCAAATACCTATTGCTGACACTAATATATGGTCTCGTAAAAAGGTAACATTTGAATTACAAGCTCCGAAACAGGCAGAAGAAGCATTGATTCTATCCATTGTCCCAACTTTTGATACCTCTGATAATGCAGGAGAATCAATATTTTATTTTTCTTCACCACAATTAGAGGCAGGAGAACTAGTCACACAATACCAACCTACTGACACTATACTTAATTACACAGAGGATTATGGAGCTTGGTTTAATCGTGGTGGCATTGGTGGGACCATCCAGAACCCATTGCTTCAATTAAATTTTGACGGAGAAGGTAGTATTGGTACTCGTAGTAATTCAGTATTAATCAAAACAGATGGTTCTGGACATTTTGCCAATAAAAATATTAAATGGAATAAAAATGGCGATGTAACATTTGGCAAAAATGTGACAATGACTTGGGATAACCTTGACCAGTCTGTAAAAGATGAATTAGTCAGTAAGTCTATTCGTATTGTTGGAACTGATACCTTTACTCTTTTAGGAGATTTAACAGGAGCCGACCCTGTTACTAATCCGGCAGATATTACCTTAACGCTGGAAGAAGAGAATCTACAGTCTACTTCCAGTCAACGACAATGGTATTATTTACAAGGATATGATTATATACCGTTTGAAGGAGAAAATGGAAAGACATTAACAATATGGCCTTTTGAACCTTATTGGGATAATGGTAACTCGCTAACAGTTCGTTGTATCGTAAAATTTAGTAACGAAGAGTATTCCGCTACATTCACAATACGGAAACAATATATAGTGGGCTATTCACTTGAAATTACTTCCAGTCAAGGAGTGTCATATAAAAACAATAGTTGTCAAACTGTTTTAACCGCTAACGTCTATTATCAAGGTAAACTAGTTGATCCGGATTATGTAGCTAAGAACTACATATTCAAGTGGACTAGGTATCATCTTCCCGATATGGAAAATGAAGTGATTGATTGGTGGAAAGAACAAAGAGATAATGAAGGCAATATAGTACAACAAGAAATTGATAGATCAAAACCAAGTATCACATTAAATTATGGAATATCAGGACAAGACTGTTTTATGTGTGAACTTCTAAACGGTAACATGTTCCCGTATGAATTCCCTTTAATATTTTAAGTATGGCGGCAGAACAAGAGCAATCCCCTAACCTGCTTGATTTTAATAATAAGCAAGAAAACAATGGAACTAATAACCGTGGACGTTTAACAGCTCACGAATTTAATCAATTGATAAATGCCGTAAACAATAACTCAAATGACACCTTTTCCTTCAAAAAACAAGTAGGTAATCTTTCATTTGATGTAATTGAAAATGAAGAGGCTTTTGAACAAATCGAATCCAAAGATGAAAACACCGTGTATTTCATACTTGAAGAATGATACAGATAAATGGTAAAGATGTCAGTCAAATAAGAGTTGGTAACAAAATAATTACCGCAGTTTACATAGGGACAAAATTAGTTTGGCAATCTATACGTTCCTGCTTTGGATCTGGTTTCTGGATTAACTCATCTCCTTGGAAAAATGATGAAGGCTGGAAAAACTAACAAATTTTTAAATTACGCTTTACAAAAAAATAATTAATT